GGTGCTGGTGCTGCCCAAGCCATGCCCGGTAACCGCACGCTGGATGCCATCACCGCACCGGCGGCGGCGGTCAATCTCAACTCCAAGGCGATCACCAGTCTGCTTGATCCGTCTGCGGCCCAGGACGCAGCGACCAAGAATTACGTCGACAACGCCATTCAGGGTCTTGATGTCAAGGGTTCGGTCAAGGCGGCAACCACGGCGAACGTCACGCTGGCCGGTGGCGCACCGAATACGCTTGACGGTATCGCCCTGGCCGCCAATGATCGTGTGCTGGTCAAGAATCAGACCACCACCAATCAAAATGGGATCTATGTGGTCACCACTTTGGGTACGGGTGCCAACGGTACCTGGACCCGAGCGACGGACATGGACGCTTGGGGCGAAGTTCCGGCATCGTATGTGTGGGTCGAGCAAGGCTCGGCTACGCAGGGCGATACCGGTTGGGTGTGCACGGCAGATCAGGGCGGCACGCTGGGTACGACGGCCATCACGTGGGTGCAGTTCTCCGGCGCGGGTTCGATCACCGATGGCGCAGGTCTGCTCAAGACTGGTAATACCCTCGATGTCCAGGTCGACAACGCTTCGCTGGAAATCATCACCGACGCGCTGCGAGTCAAGGCGCTGGGTATCACCAATGCGATGCTTGCGGGCAGCATCGACGCTACGACAAAGTTGGCTGGTGCGGTTCCGGTGGCCAACGGTGGCACCGGTCAGACCGCACAGAAGGCAGCGCGGGAAACCGGCATGGCCGCTGCGGGTTACTATACCTCGGCCACCCATGGCGCCGGAGCGACAATCGCTGTCACCCAGGCTACGCATCTGCTGCGAGCCAGCCGTGGTCTGATCGTGCAAGTTCAGGATGAGGCAACCGGCAGTGTTGAGCTACCGGATGTGTCGGTGGCGGCCAATGGCGATGTGACCGTGACTTACGGCGCTTCGGTTTCGGCCAACTCCAAGCGAGTTACGGTTATCGGCTGATGCCTGAAATTCTAGGTCGGCTACGGACTCCACGTCTGGCGGCAGCGCCTTCTGCACCCACCGTGGGTGAGGTGTACTATGACACAGCTGCCAATAAACTGTACTGGTGGAATGGCACCGCTTGGATCGATGCCACCGGTGGCGCAGCTGCCAAGACGTTTCGTACAGGTCATACTTGGATGGTGGCTGGAGCTGTTTCTGCTGCCACATTGCCTCCTATTTTTGTCCCGGAAGGCAGTGGTCAGGCAGCAACGCTAATCGCGGTACGCGCGCAAATTCTTTCGGGTACTAATGTTACCGTGCAAATGCAGTACAATGGTTCGAATTTAGGGTCTGCGATTATTGTCACGACCACGGCAGGAAGTACTGCGTTTTCTCAAGCGGTTACCGATCTCGACCGGTTGGGTCTTGTGCTGAGTATACCGGTGGGATCACCTGCTGATCTGTCGGTCACGGCTATTGTGGAGCATGTGGTATAAGTGACAATCACTACTCTAGGTCTGACCGGCTTCGAGCATGGTTTCATTGGTGCCGGAGCTCAGGCTGGCGGTGGGTTATTCGATGCCGCTCCCGGTTCAGGCTGGTCAGCTAGTACATCTAATCCGCGTAATGGTAATTACTGCGCGCGTCTCGTAGCCCCAGCGAACATCGTGACGCAGCTTTTAAACAATATTTCCGGTAATCCGACGAAGATCATTTTGCGGCTTGGTATCAAGTTTGTATCAGCGGTCCCGGGTCTGGGAACAAACCAGACGCTTCTCACGCTGAACAACAGTACTCCAGTTGTCGTCTTTCAGGTACAGCGTGTATCTACCGGGCTTATTCAATTGACATATGGAGGTAGCGCATCCTCTAGCAAAGTTAGCGTACCGGACACTAATTGGCATTTGTTTGAGTTTCAACTGGACGCCATTGCCAAGACGGTGGACTGGAAACTCGATGGTGTTTCTCAAAATCAAATAGTTGCTTCTGGCACCGTAACTAACTTCGCTGCGCTGTTCTTAGGCACTAACGCTACCAACCAGCCGACGTTCACCGCTGACTACGACGACGCGATCATTGGCACCTGGACCAACGCCGTGACCGATTGGTACGGCGATGGCAAGGTGCTTGCGCAGCTACCGGGATCGGTACCTTTTGTCAATACGGTGGCCAACTTCTCGCCTGGTGATGCTGGGGCAGCTTACAATTCCACTACGGGCCTCGACGCCTGGCAAATGGTCGATGACCCTCCCGGCACGGGTGGATGGACAGCGACACGAAGCACTACTGACAACATCGCAGGTCGGATCGCCACAATAACGACGGCTCAGATACAGATGAGGCCTGTGCCAACAGCCGAAATAGGCAACGCCAACGCGGTAAAGGCGATCTTGTCCTACTCTTCCCCGGCTACGCAGGCCAATCTTTGGGCTTGTGAAGTGCAAAATTTAGCTGGTGCGAGAGCAGAGCTATGGGGTCTCGTAAGCGAGGTGGGTAAGGCGTACAACGTCACCGCCAACAATTTCAAAAGCGTGATTGTGCCTATGCCTGTAGCTGGATGGACGCCCGGTCAGGTAAACGCGGCTAGCTGGACCTTCGGTTGCTGTGTCTCAGCGGACATCAGCCCGGTCCCGACTGTTCAGGCGTTAATGTTCGAAGTTGATTGGATTATCGCCGCGGCCGTCACTAGTAACAAACTCGTATCGGTCGCCTAACTTACTCTAGAAAGGAGGTGAATCTTCAAAATGAGTAGTAATTTGGTCATTGTGGCCATTCCTGATGAGAACGATCCTGTGTGGGAAGTTTCCAGTGAGAAGATTCCACACATGACATTGCTGTTTCTCGGCGATGCAGAGAAAGTTTCTCGGGTCGATCAGATCGTGCTCTTCGTGGAGCATGCGGCAAACACATCGTTGAAGCGATTCTACCTTCCGGTGGATCATCGTGGTGAATTGGGCGCTGATCAGGCCGACGTGCTGTTCTTTAAGAAGAGTCGCTATGATTTCAAGGCGGTTCATGATTTTCGCAGCTTGCTGCTAAGAGATCCAAACATCAAGACGGCTTACGATTCGTCTACCCAGTTCGAGGCACCAGATGCAGTGGGACTTCCAGGCCAGCCCTGGATTCCCCATCTGACTTTGGGTTATCCGACGGCTCCGGCCAAGCCTATCCCAACCGACCACATTTCTAAGTTCTACGACGTGAACTTTAACAAGATCGCAGTGTGGATGGGCGACTTCGAAGGTCCCGAATTTCTGCTTAAGGACTATTGGGAAGATTTCGACGAGATGACGTTTCCCACGGACGTCGCCATGAGTGATCTCGAGCATTTCGGAGTCAAGGGCATGCATTGGGGCCAGCGTAAGGATACCACCGTTACTGTCAATGGCCAAACCAAGCAAGTGTCAGCCAAGAAGGCCGACAAGCTAGACAAAGAGTGGAACAAGAATGCCGCGTCTGCCGAGACGTGGGTCAAGATCCACAACGCTTCGGCCGATCATTTCAATGCTCACATCGAGTCACTTAATGCCAAGCACAGTCACGATATGTCCAAGGAGGATTGGGACAAACCCGATAGCTGGTCACCGGAGACCAAGAAGTACATGACCGAAGTTCACAATCTGTCCAAGGAGGGCTTGGATAAAGCAGTGAACCAACTGGCGCCAAGTCCTACGGGTAAGCACAAAATCGGGATCGTGCACGGTTCGCAGTATGGCGAGTGGGGTCTCGTACTCGACGAAGTCAAGCATGCTACCAATAACGAGGTTACCTGGGTCAAGCCAAAGCGCAATGAACGAGGTCAAATTGTGAGCGCTGAGTTCAAAATGAATCCCATGGTTCACACCGAAGACCTAGGCGCCGAATTCATCGAGCATTTCGGAGTCAAGGGCATGCGTTGGGGCGTGCGCAAGGCTGCCGCCGGGGCCAAGGCCACCAGTACGTTCGTCAAGGACGTAAATTTCGAGGCTCGCACGGCTCGAGGCCCGGAAGGCCAGTCCAGTAAGGCCACGCGTATGGTGGTCAGTGCGGCACACAAGCCATTCAAGAATGAGGACTTGCCCGCGGTCAAGACGCGTCATGGCGATTACGCTAAGCTGATCAATCGTGCTAAGAAGCCATTGTCCAAGGAAGCCAAGGCCTATCGTAAGGACGCTCGAGAGACTTACATCAAGCGGTTGGAGACCACTGCCAACTCGATGAAGAATGCTTCCGGGACTCGGCAGTATACGATTCGAGAGCGTGGGGTCGATCTACCTGCTGAGGGTGGCGCACTGCCTAAGTCGAAGTATTTCTGGGAAGTCAGCGCACGTGATGTCAAGCACGCAGCCGGTAACGTCGATGTTCGGCTTGAGCTCATTATGGCCGACGGTTACATCACTGATCTCAAACCGGTCGAGCTCGAGACTCCCATGATTCACGGTGTCGATCTGGGCGAGGAGTTCGTCCTCGAGCATTTCGGCATCAAGGGTATGCGCTGGGGTGTGCGCAAAGAACGCGCAGTCACCGCCGAAACGCATGTCGATACCGGCGTATTCAAGCGACAGACCAAGATTCGTACCACCGGCGGCGAAGCCCATCCGGCCCATGTCGATGCGGTTCGGGCCGCTGTGCAAAAGCAGAAGCTCAAGAAGAGCGGCACTGATGCTCTGTCCACCCAGGAACTTCGAGACCTGGCCAATCGGCTACAGGTGGAGAATCAGGTGCAGATGCTTACCTCGTCCAAGGGCAAGCGATTCGTCAACAAGCAGCTCGAGGAAGAGACCAAGAACCAGATCAGTCGAGGAACCAAGAAGGGCATCAAGAAGGCCGCTCCGCATGTGATCAAGAAGGCGAGTAAGGCGGCAGCCACCGGAGCGGTGGTAGTCGCCCTATAATCCACAACCGAATACGAAAGGGTAGTAAGAGGATGATCGCATGCCGCGAACTACCGTCGAACAACAGAAGCAAAGCCAACCGGTAAGATGGTTTCTCCTTATCGAAGAGGTTGATTCGTTTAATACCCGAACCGGTCTCAGACTCAGTAATGTCTGGGGTCATATTCATCGGGAAGAGTTCGAGGCTGCGCAGATCGAATTCCAAGGAGTAACGAAAAGATACGAAGAGTGGACCACTTTGGCTACAGATGACCGCCGTTTAGAGGAAAGGAGGTGATCGCTTGGGTCTGGCATTAGTGCTGATCGGGATTATTCTGTGGGTAGCCTTAGGCTGGGTGCTCATTGGCCTGATCTGTATCGTCGTCGGCATCATTTTGCTATTCGTGCCAGGAGTTCCTTACGGCTATTCCAGTTGGCATGGCCGACGGGGACCTCCGCCGTAGATGAAAGGAGGGTAAGTGGCACTGTCCAATACGGCAGTCCCGGTGTATTACGGGCAGTTTCGCCACGCGGTGGTGCGGGGAGAGATTCCGGTTAACCGAGAGATCTCTTTGGAGATGAATCGGATCGACTCGCTCATCAAGAATCCCAACATCTACTATGACGATCAGGCGGTGGAGGGTTTTCTCCGCTTCTGTGAGGGCGAAATGACCCTGACTGAAGGCAGTGACCTCCACCTCCTGTTCACCTTTAAACTGTGGGCTGAGCAGATCTTTGGCTGGTATTACTTCATGGATCGCTCGATCTACGTTCCTTCGGTGGGCGATCACGGCGGACATTACGAGACCCGAACGATCAAGATTCGTCTGGTCAAGAAATTCTATCTTATCGTGGCTCGAGGCGCGGCCAAGTCGATGTTCGCTGCTTTGGTTCAAGCCTACTTCATGACGGTGGATACATCCACCACTCATCAGATCACCACGGCTCCGACCATGAAGCAGGCCGAAGAAGTACTGTCACCGTTTCGCACGGCGATTACTCGAGCTCGGGGACCACTATTTCAATTTCTTACCGAGGGCTCGCTGCAGAACACCACGGGCAATCGCATGATGCGGCAAAAGTTGGCCACCACCAAGAAGGGAATCGAGAACTTTCTCACCGGGTCTCTGTTGGAGATTCGACCCATGGCCATTGTCAAACTCCAGGGTTTGCGGACCAAGATTGCCACTATCGATGAATGGTTGTCCGGTGATCTCCGAGAGGATGTCATCGGCGCAGTGGAGCAGGGTGCGTCCAAGTTGGACGATTACCTGATCATCGCCATCTCATCAGAAGGTACGGTGCGTGCCGGTTCTGGTGATACCATCAAAATGGAGCTGTCTGACATCCTTAAGGGTGAGTACTCGGCTCCGCATGTGGCTATCTGGCACTACAAGTTGGATGAATTAGAAGAAGTGGGCGATCCAGCCATGTGGCTGAAAGCCCAACCCAATCTGGGACAGACGGTGACCTATGAAACGTATCAGCTTGACGTGGAACGGGCCGAAAAGGCTCCAGCGGCTCGAAATGACATTCTCGCCAAGCGATTTGGCATTCCAATGGAAGGCTACACGTACTTCTTTACGTACGAGGAAACCTTACCACATCGTGTTCGTGAATTTTGGCAGCTCCCTTGCGCACTGGGCATGGATGCGTCGCAGGGAGACGACTTCTGGGCATTTACTTTTCTCTTCCCGCTGGGTGGAGATCGCTACGGAGTCAAGACCCGTAGCTATATCACTGAGCGGACGCTGATGCTGTTGCAGGCGGCCATGCGCCAGAAGTACGAGGAGTTCATCCAAGAAGGCAGTCTTCACGTGATGAACGGCACGGTGTTAAACTGGGAAGAGATCTATGAAGATCTCGATACGTTCGTCATCACCTCAGAGTATGACGTACGGTGTTTTGGTTACGATCCGTACAATGCCAAAGAGTTTGTCAAACGCTGGGAGGCTGAGAACGGTCCATTCGGAATTGAAAAGGTGATCCAGGGGGCCAAGACCGAGTCTGTGCCCCTGGGTGAGCTGAAGAAGCTGTCCGAGGATCGGCATCTCATATTCGATCAGGTCTTGATGTCATTTGCCATGGGCAATGCCATTACCATGGAAGATACCAACGGTAATCGTAAGCTGTTGAAGAAGCGCCAAGAAGAGAAGATCGATAACGTAGCCGCGATGATGGACGCCTACATCGCGTTCAAAGCTCACCAGGAGGCATTCGAATAATGGGTAATCTGCTAAAGGCGCATATCTTCAAACAACGTATTGTGGGTATGCGAGAAGAGGTCAAGCTTAAGCTGTTTCATCCAGACGATACGCCTTTCGATGTTGATGCGGGCGCGTCATTCGATGCTGCTAGCGCTCGTTTCAGTGCGATGGATAATTCGGCTGATGCGAACCATGAATTCAGGATGGGACTGCGTACGTCCGATGATGAGGCGTTCTCCATCTATTCGGGCACATGGGCACGAGTTCCTGAATCCGCAGCCGAAGCTGAAAGCGATTACTATGTGGGCTCTCTCCGTCTTCCGGGTCCCGGTCTATATCTGGTGGCTGGGCGTGTCCAGTTCTTTACCAACTCGTTGGAAGACACTGCCGTATCGGTGGAGATTCACTTCGAAGGAGGTTCTGACTACAGAATCGTAACCTGTCACAATACCGGACCGATCTCATTTGGCGGCGTTCCATCTGCCTTTCCCGAGGTTCCGTTCTCTCAGCTGGTTGATATTACGCCCGAATGCTTTCAATATATGTATGCGCAGGTCGACATCGAGGATAACAAGTCGTTCGAAGGACGCATCGTTCCTCGCGTACTGGTTAACATCGTTCGTCTAATGCCGATCTAGAAAGCATTCGAATGATATTGAGCGAAGCCCAGCCATTTGCCTCCCCGAGCGAAGCATTAAAACATCACGGCGTAAAGGGTATGCGCTGGGGCGTAGTGAACGAAGACAAACCGATTGGACGCGACTTTAGTGGACGATCCCCTGTAGCTCCAAAATCTTCGATACGTAAGGCGTTGGATGATAGAAAACAGCGTCGCGTAGACAAGTTCATAAAACGCGCTGATATTGCGAATACTAAGATCTCAGAGATAAAGCTCAGAAATGAGGAACTCGAAGGAACCAAAAATTTGGCTAAACGTTACGAAAAGTACATCAACAAACAGAACATAAAGGAGATTGACAAGGCGCAACAACGAGCATTACGAGATGCCGAAGCTGTCCAAAAGGGCAAGCTGACGTCTACGCAAAAAAAGATTATTATCGGCGGCGTGGCGGTAACGGCGGTTATTGCTGCTGGAGCCATATATCGAGGGCAACAATCCGGTGCGTTGAATTCCTTTGTGCTTCGCGGTTCAGCCCAACTTCGTGGACAAAAGGTTCCGTTCGATATGAAACCGGAGCTTCGGGCTAAGATGACCGCGGAAGAACTGCTGAATAAGGTGGCGAAACCGGTAAATCCGAATTACTCAAAGATGGGCGGCAAGATGAATTGTCGTCGTTCTACTTATGCCTACGAACTTCGTCGTCGAGGTTTCGATGTACACGCGACTACCGCGACTGCCGGTTGGGGGCAGAGTGAATCGGGCGTGATTAATGCGCTAACTCCGGGAAGTAAGAACTTTTATCGACAGATGTCTATGTCTCAGGCGATAGTGAATACCGGAAGAAGTAGCAAGGCTCCTGGGGACAAGAGATTTATTCCCGGAGCGAAGATTCTTCTGGATAATCTCGATGCGTCTAAGCCGCTGGGCCAGTATACTGGGTATATCTCTAATTCCAAGAGAGTTCTCGAAGAACTTGCCAAGCAGCCAAGTGGTTCACGTGGTGAAGTAGTGTTCAAATTCCCTAAATTTGGACATAGTATGGCTTACGAAATTGTGAATGGTGTGCCACATATTTTTGATAGCCAGAAGGGTACGTTATACAATGCCACGCATATGGTTGAGACGAAGTGGGATGGTTTCACTGCTGCCGAAATCAGGCGTTTGGACAACGTAGATTTGGACATCGGCTTCCTTACGCGCTGGGCGACTAATGTGGGAGCTCCATCATGAATGAATCCGAAGCCCTAAAGATCGCCATGAAGTACATGGCGCCCGGAAGCAAGTTCATCAAGTCGGCCACTCACGGTAATCTCTTTATATTTCACATCAATGGCCCCGATCCACTTGAGGGAGATCTAGATCCGTTCTTCTCGGTGGATAAGACAACAGGCAAGTTCAGTGATTTTTCTATCGCTGAAGGTGGGCCTGAACTACTCAGACAATTTATCTAGCTTTACGGGCTCAATACTTCGCTATCGAGTACTCGTATAGGAGGTATATCCTAATACATACAGAGGAGACGTGTGAATGAGTCCAGTACGAATTTCTTCCCAGAAGATCCGACAATTTGTGCTCGCTCAAGGCGATCCGCTTGATGACGTTTTGGTGGCCGAGGCGTTAGAACTCTTCGATGCGGAGGGTAATCCACTTGAAACAGTGGAAGGCCCTGAAGGTCCCGTTGGCCCGGCAGGTCCGGCGGGTCCCGCTGGTTCTGTAGGTGCTACAGGTCCAGCAGGATCCATTGGTCCCGCAGGTCCGGCAGGATCCGTTGGCCCCGCAGGTCCGGCAGGATCCGTTGGCCCCGCTGGTCCGACAGGTCCCGCTGGTCCGACAGGTCCGGCTGGGTCTGGTGGAGCTACTTCGCTTACTTTCCGAACTTCGCACGGCTTTGTGATCGGCGGTGTGATTGACGCAACGATCAACGTTCCCGATTTCAACTTTGCCAAGACCAATAATCAAACTTCTTCGCTTGTCTCCATGACTGCTCGAGTGGAAAGCGGAACCAGTATTGATGTTACTGTGCGACGTAACGCTTCTGCAATCGGTACAGCGAAGACGGTTACGGGGACTAAACAATCGTTCGCCTATTCTCAAGCACTGTCTGACGGTGATGCACTTGACCTCACCTTTGCCAATCCGGTGGGTTCCCCAACCGATTTGGGTGTGACGCTGGTTATCGAACATACGGTGACCTGATGACTCGGCTCAAATCTACCAATGCTGAGACGGGTATCTTTAATACTGAAGGCTGGTCTCGTCAATCGGTGGGTGATGAAGTTGTTCGAGACAATACGATTACGCCGTATGCCGGATCATGGTCATGGTGTCTCGGTGGAGATGGTATTAATAAGAATTCCTGGCAAGGGATAACCACACCAGCCGGGACGTGGACAATCATTCGCTGTCGAGTGCGTATCAGCGCAATTCCGGCTAGCATTCAGACGCTAATACAAGCTGGAGCAGCGTCTACATCAATCATGCCGATAAATTTGCTGTCTACCGGCGCATTGCAGATGGAAAGAACGACCAATCTGATAATGGATATAGTTCGTTCCTCGGCACCATTGACTCCGGGAGTATGGCATAAGTTAGAGGTGGCTTATCGTAGCCATCCTACCGATACGAATAGCCACTGGGCGATTGCTAAGTTAGATGGAGTGGAGTTTGGCCGGTACATGTTCCGGGTTGGTGGTGTGGCTAATCGAGTTCTCTATACTTTGGCTTCAGCTGCATTTCCAGTTCGATTTAATCTTGATGATGCAGTTATCAATGACTCGACCGGATCAGCGGATAACTACTGGGCCGATGATGCTAAGCCGCTTTCGCGTTCGACATTGGGATACGCCAAGCCCTCAGTACGTTCTGTCGGTGCGGTATCTCGTACAGTTTCTGGTAATCGAGTGGTGGCGGTTCCCGGAACGGTAAATCCCGGTGATCTGCTCGTTGCTTGCTTTTATTCGGTATCGACAGCTGACGTGATGAATCCGGCTTCGGGCTGGTCGCTTGCTTACCGATTGTCTGGCGCGATGGGTGGTTCATCAATATGGACGATTTTCACCAAACCGGCCGTATCTGGTGAACCAAGTTCTTATTCGTTCCCTTTAGCGTCAGGAACTTCATCCGACGGGGCAAGTGTTATGTATGCTCTACGTGGGGTAAAGTTGTCCAATCCGATTATCGATAAAGCCGCTTCCTACGTTAACACCAGTCGGCTGCTTATTCTGGGTCCAAGTCTGGATGTATCCGAAGGCGACGCGCTTATTTTGGAGTTGGGTGGCACAGCAACTTCGACGGTTAGCTTAACTGCGAATTTCCCCAGCGTATCTTCCGGTGTGGTCAACAATAAGAACGCTACTAGCGGTATCTCTATTTTCGGTGGGTGTTATGGCTCCGATGATGGAGGACTGATCGGCGGAGAAGGTGCGACATTTAGTGCTGCTCCTAATGAGGGACCTTTGATAGCCATTGCCTTCCGAGCGGCTGATCCGGTGCATAGTAAATACGAGATGGTCGTCTGATGCAGAAAGGAGGTGAGAATGGGCCTTAGAGATAGATTGCAGCACGCCTGGAATGCGTTCACCGATAGTGATAGCGCGAGAAATCGTCCAGTAGAGGTAGTGACTGGATCATATTTTGGTGGGCGTCCTGATCGAATTCGGCCACGATTCTCCACCGAGCGATCGATCATCTCCTCGATCTACACTCGTATTGGCATCGATGTGGCCGCGGTACCTATGCGACATGTGCGCACTGATGATCAGAATCGATATTTGGAAGACATACAGAGTGGTCTTGATAACTGTCTGACCCTTGAGGCCAATATCGATCAAGCCGGTCGAGCGTTCCGGCAAGATATTGCTATGACTATCCTCGACGATGGCATTGCTTGTATTGTGCCGGTAGATACTACGCTGTCGCCTGAGGACTTTGGTGGTTACGATATCAAGACTATGCGAGTCGGACGAGTTACATCGTGGTTTCCCAAACATGTTCGGGTCTCGCTCTACAATGAAAATCGAGGGGTGCGTGAGGAGATTACGCTACCCAAACAAGTGGTAGCGATTGTCGAAAATCCGTTATATTCGGTGATGAACGAGCCGAATTCGACACTGCAACGGCTGATTCGTAAACTTAATCTACTTGATACGGTGGATGAACAGTCGTCTTCGGGCAAACTCGATCTAATCATTCAGCTTCCTTATGTGATCAAGTCAGAAGCGCGTCGTGAGCAGGCTGAGCAGCGACGCCGGGATATTGAGTTCCAGCTGAAGGGTAGCCAGTACGGTGTGGCCTACACTGACGGTACCGAGAAGGTCGTTCAGCTAAATCGTGCGGTGGAAAACAATCTATTACCGCAGATCCAAGATCTCAAGACCCAACTGTATGGTGAACTGGGCATCACTCCTGAAGTCATGAACGGCACGGCCGATGAGAAGGTCATGAACAACTACTACTTCCGCACCATCGAGCCTCTGCTCGACGCGATTGTGGAAGCTATGATTCGGGTGTTTCTGACCAAGACCGCGCGCACTCAGGGTCAATCGATCATGTACTTCCGAGATCCGTTCAAGTTTATTCCGCTGGGTGGCGAAGGTGGAATCGCCGACATCGCGGACAAGTTTTCCCGTAACGAGATCACTTCGTCCAACGAGATCCGTTCGGGCATCGGCATGAAGCCACGACCGGAAGCCAAGGCCGATGCGTTGATAAATTCCAACATGCCGGTTTCTGATACCGGAGTGGCTGTTGATTCCACGGCAACCGACATTACAGACGTACCGGATCCAGCCGTGGCACAGTTGACGCAAGGGCTGGCCGACTCAGAAGCTGAGATCGACTCGGCGCTGGCGGGTGGATAATGCAGATACCCACCGACTTCGAACTTCAACACTTAATGGCGGGCTACGATCCGGCCAAGGCGCATGACTATTACGAGAAGCACAAGCATCTCACCGGGCGGCAAAGAGGGTCTAAGCCTGCAGACAGCTCTGCTCGATCAAGATCTAGCCCTTTAGGTTTGGTCAAAGTCCAGCAGAAACACGATCTTAAAGCACACATCCAGACTCTGGAACTCAAACTTCATAATCTCGAGCAGCTTATCCAGAAGAAGGAAGCCGTTCTGAAACGGGATCAGGCAACGGCAAAATCTAAAGCTAAGAAGGAACGCGCAGCTAAGGACAAGAACAAGCCTCAGACGGCGGCTGAGAAGGCTAAAGCAGCTCGTGATAGCAAGCAATACCGTCGTAAGCATAGTCAGGAATTAAAAACCAAGGCGAAGCAAGATAGTCATACGTCGGGCGGTGGTTCGGGAAAGGCAAAGAACAAAGTGTCTGAAAAGCCTATTGCCGAACTTAAAGCGTTGGCCACCAGAGTCAAAGGTCAACTCGCAATCGCCAAACAAAAGCTAGCTGCGCTCTGAGAGCGCCGAAGATCCAAAAACGAAAGGAACAGTCAAAATGGGAGAAAAGTCCCAGTGGCTGGACTTCGGTGACTCTTCGCCGGAGAACAGTTTGATGCACTCGGCCATTGCGGCCGACAAGCCCGACTTCAGTGGCTGGGCCACTAAGTACGGCTTGAAGTGCTCAGATGGACGAACGATCCTGAACGGCGCATTTGAGCATCAGGATGGCGATCGGGTTCCGCTGGTTTGGCATCACGGACACAGTTCGCCCGAGAACGTACTGGGCCATGGCATTTTGGAACATCGGGCCCAAGGTACGTATATCTATGGCTACTTCAACGAGACGGCCCAAGCCAAGAACGCGAAGACTCTGGTACAGCACGAGGATATCTCGGCTCTCTCGATCTTCGCCAATTCGCTCATCGAGAAGGCCAAGCAGGTCTCTCACGGTATCATCCGTGAAGTGTCGCTGGTGTTGGCGGGAGCCAATCCGGGCGCTCTGATCGACAACATCGAAGTTCGACATGCCGATGGCGATGTCGATATTATCGCCGATGAGGCGATTATCTACACCGGTCTCGAGCTCGAACACGCGGACAGCTCTGTCGTCGAGACGGATACCGTGACCGAGACGGATAAGACGGATACGGTTACGCACGAAGACGATCCCACCGTTCAGGACGTCTACGAGACGATGACGGAGGAGCAGCAGCAAGTTGTCCACTACTTTGTGGGCGCAGCTCTGGAAAGCAATGGGGTCACCCATAGCGCTACCGAAACCGAAGCAGAGACCAGTACCTCCACTTCGGAGGAGGTCGTCACCCACGAGGACAAGGACGAGAACGAAATGAGCGGACGCAACGTCTTTGAGCAGGTGAAGGAGGATCGCAAGAGCGAACCCCGTACCGTGCTCTCCCATGACGCAATGAGCGGTATCGCTGCGGACGCTGTCAAGCGCGGCTCGCTGAAGGAGGCGGTGGAGGATTACGCCTTCAAGCACGGCATCGAAAACATCGACACGCTGTTCCCGGACGCGCGAACGATCACCGACAGTCCCGAGTTCGACCAACGGCGGGTCGAATGGGTTACCCAGGTGCTCTCCAAGGTGCGCAAGAGCCCGTTCTCGCGGATCAAGTCGATCACCGCGGACATCACCCATGCCGAAGCGCGGGCGAAGGGCTACATCAAGGGCACGCTGAAGAAGGAAGAGTTCTTCGGCCTGATGAAGCGGATCACCACGCCGAGCACGATCTACAAGAAGCAGCGTCTCGACCGGGACGACATCATCGACATCACAGACTTCGACGTTGTGCTGTGGCTGAAGGCCGAGATGCGCCTCATGCTCGACGAGGAGATCGCACGAGCTATCCTCATCGGAGACGGTCGCGACGTCGACGACGAGGACAAGGTCCGTGACCCGAAGGGCGCCACGGACGGAGCGGGTATCCGGTCCATTGTCAATGACGACGATCTCTACGCCGCAACGATCACCATCGACGTCGACGGCGACCTGCGCAACACGGACCTCGTGGACAAGATCCTCGAGTCCATGCGGTTCTACAAGGGCTCCGGGCTGCCGACCTTCTACACGACGCTGCCTGTGACGACGCAGATGCTGCTGGCTCGCGACAAGCAGGGCCGTCGGTACTACCGTACGGCGTCCGATCTGGCTGCCGAGCTGGGCGTCGATCAGGTCGTGGCCGTCGAGGCCATGGAGGACGAGCCGGACCTGGTCGGAATCGTGGTCAACCTGGTCGACTACACGGTGGGCGCCGACCGCGGCGGCGAGGTGTCGTTCTTCGACGACTTCGACATCGACTACAACCAGTACAAGTATCTGATCGAGTCGCGGGCTTCCGGCGCTCTGACCAAGATTCGGTCGGCACTGGTCATCCGCCAGGCCGCAGCAGGGGCCACCAAGGTTACCCCGGCCGAGCCGACGTTCGACGCCGACAACTCGACGTTCTCGATCCACGACACCACCGGTGTGACCTACCGGCGCGGCGATACCAACGCGGCTGTGACCGCCACGGGCTCGCCGTACACGGTTGCCGAGGGCGTGGACCTCACGATCTACGCCGTCTCGAACGCGGGCTACTTCTTCGACAACAATGTCGAAGACGAGTGGACCTTCCGCGGTACCGCGGGCTCCTAGTTCGCAAATCTGATTATGGCGAGGTTTCACGGACGGGTTGGATTCGGTGAGTCCGTCGAGGAAACGCCTGGCGTGTTTGCTGACAATATTGTGGAACATACCTTTTATGGCGACATCGTTCAAAATAGAAGAAGTTTCCGTCAAGACGAGGGTTTGAACAAGGATCTCTCGGTTAGCAATTCGATCAGTATTGTGGCTAATTCCTTTGCGCGTGGAAATTTCTTCGCCATTCGTTACGTGGAATGGGCGGGGGAGCTTTGGACTGTGACTGATGTCGAAGTCCAACTTCCCCGTCTTATTCTTCAGTTGGGGGAGGTGTATAATGGCCCCACGGCTGGAACTTCAGTCACTCCTTGAGGAAGTGACTGACCACGTATACTTTCAGCCTCCCGCGAATGTTCAGATGAAATACCCGTGTATTATTTATTCACGGGATGGGACTTCAACGGATCACGCGAATAACGGACTGTATCGACATGCCAAGCGTTATCAGATTACGGTGGTCGATCGAAATCCTGACACAGAGCTAGCAGATAAGGTCGAAGCTTTGCGCTTTGCCAGTTTTGACCGATCTTTCGCAGCGGATGATCTCAATCACTACGTCTTCCACATTTTCTTTTAGACAAGGAGCCCTTAAGCATGACAGTCCTCACGTGGGACCAGGTTGGTGACCGTCGGTACGAGACGGGCATCGATCGCGGAGTCCTCTATCAGCTCGATCCGTCGGGTGTCTACGGTGACGGTGTTCCATGGAATGGTCTCACCACCGTTACCGAGTCGCCGTCGGGTGCCGAATCCAACAAGCAGTTCGCGGACAACATCGTTTACGTGAATCTCATTTCGGCCGAGGAGTTTGGCGGCACGATCGAGGCCTTCACCTATCCGGACGAGTTCGCTCAGAACGATGGCTCGTTCGAACCGGCTCCCGGTGTAGCAGTCGGACAGCAGGGACGACGTCCGTTCGGTCTGGTCTATCGCACCCTCCAGGGTAACGATACCGAAGGCCAGGAGCACGGATACAAGCTGCATCTGCTCTATGGGTGCCAGGCTTCGCCATCGGAGAAGGCGTACGCCACGGTCAACGACTCACCAGAGGCGATTGCCTTCTCGTGGGATTTCTCCACCACTCCGGCGCCAGTCACCGGGCACAAGCCGACCTCGCTCCTGACCATCGATTCCACCATGTCAGACCCGGCCGATCTGGCTGAGCTGGAAGGTATCCTCTTCGGTACGGTGGGTGACGATGCCCGTCTGCCCACCCCCGATGAGGTCGTCGCACTGTTCACAGGTAGCGTCACCAATGTCGATCTGGGCACGGCGGCTAACCAGCCGACATACAACTCAGGTACCCATGTCGTGACTCTGCCGAACGTCACCGGCGTTCAGTGGAAGGTCAACGGGGCTAACAAGGCTCCGGGTGCGCAGCCTGCGCTTGCCTCTGGTCAGACGGCCGAGGTCCAAGCCGTGGCTCAGCCGGGCTACAATCTCCAGGGTGACGACGAATGGACGTTCGACTTCTAGATCGACGTTCTTGATGTGTACGCGGTCGTGACTTCCAGGTAAGGGTCGCGGGGTGCCGTCGAGCAACTGATCCTCTAACTCTCCGGGATCGCTCGTAATTCGGTGGAAGTTTTCGTAACCGGATCACCGCGTACCATAGAAGACGAAAGGATAAAGGAGATGCTCACCATTACAGTTGGAGCTACCGATGTTTACGATGAGAGCGACGAAAAGTTTAGCACTCACGGCGGCATCGAGCTCCAACTGGAGCATTCTTTGGTTTCTCTTTCAAAATGGGAGTCAGAATTTGAAAAGCCGTTCCTGGGTAAGAGCGGTAAAACTACAGAAGAGACTCTGGCGTACATTCGCTATATGGTTTTGACGCCAAATCCCCCGGAGGATTTTCTCCAGAGCCTTTCTAAAGAGAATATGGAGGAGATTAACCGGTACATCGACCGCAAGATGACGGCTACTTGGTTCTCTGATCAACCAGGAGAGCCTAAATCACGGGAAGTAATCACGGCGGAACTGGTGTATTACTGGATGACCGTGTTCAACATACCATTTGCATGTGAAACTTGGCACATCAATCGGTTGTTTACCTTGATTCGGATTTGTAACGTCAAACAAGCCAAGCCACAAAAGATGAGCCGAGGAGAAACCGCTCGACGCAATCGAGAACTCAACGCTCAGCGTAGATCACAGCTGGGTACGAGAGGTTAGAAAGGAGATAGATGACCGCGCTTGTCTGGGATAAAGTTGGTGATCGTCGGTATGAGACGGGCGTTGATCATGGTGTGCTGTATCCATTGGACGGTGACGCAGTTCCCTGGAATGGTCTGATCTCGGTCAACGAGACGCTGGGTCAAGAGGTCAAATCATATTACATCGACGGGGTCAAATTCCTGGATCAATCGATTCCCGGAGCGTATTTCGCAAAACTGTCCGCCTTTACCTATCCCGATGAGCTGGATGAATTAGTGGGAATTGGCGAATTTGCTCCCGGTGTCTTCGTGCATGATCAACAGACGTCTAAGTTCTTCAATCTTTCCTATCGAACCATGGTCGGTAACGATTCGGAAGGGTTTTCGCACGGCTACAAGATTCATATTCTCTACAATCTTCTGGCCGTGCTCAGCGACACGACGATGGGAACTATCGGAGAATCGGTAGCGCCTCAGGTATTTGAATGGTCAGTTTCCGGAACTCCACCGCCACCACTGATTGGTATTCGGCCTACCAGTCATATTTCGCTGGATTCGCGGCGGCTTGATCCGGAGAGATTGGCTACGCTCGAAGCCACGCTTTACGGTTCCGAAGATCAGGAGCCGAATTTGCCAAACTTCAATGCGCTGTTAGGCTTCGTGAGTTAGAGCTCGCCAAGGAAAGGAGGGAGTCGTGATCAAGGTAACGAGCCGCGGCTCCTTCGCCAACTCGCAGTTGTTTTTACAGCGCATGAAAAATCGGGAGCAGTTCAAGGTATTGGCGAAGTACGGACCGATCGGAGTCGCCGCACTTAGTAATGCCACGCCAATAGATTCCTCTCGAACTGCTGCTTCTTGGTATTACGAGATTGTTGATCGTCCCGGATATTTTGCTATCCACTGGGCCAACTCACATATCGAGGATCCGGGACAAATTTCGATCGCGGCAATTCTCCAGTATGGCCATGGCACTCGTCGTGGAGGCTATGTCCAGGGCCGAGATTACATTAATCCGGCCATGCGTCCTATATTTGATCAGATCGTATCCGACATGTGGAAGGAGGTGACCCGGTAATGCCGAGTATTGACGAACGCGTCGTGTCTATGGCCTTCGAGAACAGTGTGTTCGAATCTCGAGTGTCTACCACGATTAACACGCTGTCCAAGCTGGATACGGCAATCAAGAATATTGGTTCGTCTAACGGACTGCAAAATATCGAAGCGGCAGCGAACAAGGTCACGCTTCAACAGCCTATGTCGGCGTTGGACAAGCTTAAGGCCAAGCTTAGTGGCGCCGGAACTGGAGCGGCGCAGGGCTTTGGCGATATTGACCGAGCGAGTAACAAGGTCACGCTGGAAGGGCCATCTCGAGCTGTTGACAAGCTCCAAGGTAAGATGGGGCAGCTCAGTGCGGGTACTACATTTACAGATATTGAGAAGGCTTCCAGCAGAGTCTCGTTGGAGGGGTTGACTCGCTCACTGGATAACGTCACCCAGAAATTCAGTGTATTGCAAGGTGCAGCTTCAGTGGCATTGGGCGGAATTGCCTCACAAGCGGCACTGAAGGGCGCAGCGTTTGCCAAATCGTTTGCCTTCGGACCAATTCAGCAAGGGCTCGGAGAATATCAGACCAATCTGAATTCTATCCAGACGATCCTGGCCAACACTCAGGGTCAGCAGGTGTCGGGGCTCGGCGAGGTCAACAAGCACCTCAACGAACTGAACACCTATTCGGATAAGACGATCTATAACTTCTCCCAGATGGCCCAGAATATCGGTACCTTCACGGCTGCCGGTGTGGGTCTGGACGAGTCGACCAAGTCGATCAAGGGCATCGCCAACTTGGCAGCTCTATCGGGCTCGAACTCACAGCAGGCCTCCACAGCGATGTATCAGCTGTCGCAGGCCATTGCCGCTGGTCGAGTGGGGCTGCAGGATTGGAACTCGGTGGTTAACGCCGGTATGGGTGGCGCCGTTTTCCAGAAGGCGTTGATGCGGACCGCCGAGAATATGGGTTCGGTCGAGAAGGGCGCGGTCAAGGTCGATAAGGCTACAGGTAAGGCGACCATCAACGGGCAATCATTCCGTGAATCAATCATGGCCAAGCCGGGCGAACAGTCCTGGTTGACCTCAGATGTGCTGACCAAGACCTTAGGTCAATTCACGGGCGACATGACCGATGCTCAATTGGCTGCACAAGGCTTCAGTGCCGAACAGATCAAAGCCATCCAGACTACGGCTAAGAGTGCTCAAGCCGCGGCTACACAGGTCAAGACCCTTCCGCAAGTGTTCGATGTGGCCCGAGAGACCATTGGCTCGGGCTGGGCAAAGACCTTCCAAGCCATATTTGGCGATTTCGGCGAATCGAAGAAGACGTTCACCGAGCTGTCGAATACCATCAATGGCTTTATCAATACCAATGCCAACGCCCGTAACAAAGTGTTGGCTGATTGGAAGGCGCTGGGCGGGCGGACAGTATTGATTGGCGGCATCAAGTCTGCGTTTACCGATCTGATGGCCATCCTCAAGCCAGTCAAGGACGCTTTCCGTGAGATTTTCCCAGCTCAGACGGGTAAGAGCCTGTTTGAACTGACCCGTAATTTCAAAAATTTGATGGACACGCTCAAGCCGAGTCCAGAAACTGTGGACAAGCTGCAGCGGATATTTGCCGGATTGTTCGCCGTGGTGCACATCGGTTGGACCGTGATCAAGGAATTCGTTGGAGTTATCCTTGATCTGCTTGGAGTGATTGGAAAAGGCTCCGGAGGCTTCCTGGGCTTTGTCGCGGCTATTGGGGATTTCCTGGTCAAAGCGGACAAGGCGCTGACCAAGGGCGGACTACTTAAGGAAATATTTAAGGGTATCGGTTCAGTTCTGGCCGTCCCCTTGCGCTTGATCAAGGCATTGGCCGGAGCACTGGTCGGCCTATTCGGGGGCGGTGAATCGGGCAAGGCCAAGGGATTCGAGGATTCACTTCAGGGAGTCAACGACAAGCTGGGATCGTTGAAGGGGGTCATTGACACTGTCGTCGGAGCCTGGAAGAAGCTGGTCGATATTCTTGGCACAGTGAAACAGGCTCTCGACCCGTGGTTCTCAGATCTGGCTACCAAGCTCAGCAGTGTGGGCGATATTCTCGCTGATGCGTTCAAGGGTCTGAATTTCGAGAAGATCATGCAAGGGTTGCAGGTCGGCTTCACCGGCGGTATATTCTTGACTTTGAAGAAGGCGCTCGGTGGTGGTGGGGGTCTCACCAGTGTTCTCAGCCCGCTCAAAGATACTCTGGGTAACGTCAATGGTCTGTTGAAGGGCTTTACCGGGCAGATGGAAGCCATGCAGAGCAAGCTTCATGCCGAAGCGCTGTTGGCCATTGCTGCTGCCGTCGTGGTTCTGGCAGCCGGTATCTATATTCTCTCAACGATTAATGGCGACGATCTGTCCAGGGCCATGACAGCAGTCGCTGTGGGTCTGGGCGAACTCATGGGTGCCATGAAGTTGATGACTACCGGTCTGGGCAAGACCGCCATGTTGCAGCTTCCGATTCTTGCTGCCGGTATGATTGGTCTAGCTCTAGCCACGGTGATCTTGGCCGGAGCGATGAAGATATTTGCCACCATGAAATGGGAAGACATCGCCAAGGGCTTGGCTGGAGTCGCCGGATCTATTGCTGGTGTTGCATTGGCGATGAAGCTGATTCCTGGTGGCGGCGCTGGATTGGTGATTCAGGCGGCAGGTCTTATTCTCCTCGGAGCGGCACTTAATCTCATTGCGGCATCGATGAAGATATTTGCCAGTATGAAATGGGAAGAGATTGCCAAGGGACTAGCTGGTGTGGTGGGTTCTATCGCAGGCATTGGCGCTGCGGTGATGCTTATTCCTCCGACCTTGCCCTTGACTGCAGCTGGTCTGTTGATTCTTGGCGTGGCCCTAAATGCGTTGGGTTTGGCCGTTGGTGTATTTGGCAGTATGAATCTGACCACGCTGGCCAAGGGCCTCGTAGGCATGTTTGTGGCTATCTCGGGTATCGGCCTGGCCATATCTCTGATACCGCCAACCATTGGTCTTTCGGCGATTGGACTGTTGCTGGTCGGACAGGCCATGGTGGTCACTGCTGGAGCCATCGCGTTGTTGGGTAATTTGAGTATTGGTACGTTGGTCAAGGGTATTACCGCATTGGCCGCCACATTGGTGGTCTTGGCTGCTGGTTTAACGTTGATGATTGTCAGCATACCGGGAGCAGCGGCATTGATGGTGGCTGCAGCGGCTTTGGCCGTGCTGGTTCCGGTGCTAGGCATTCTTGGTACCATGAAATGGTCCACTATATTCAAGGGCCTGGCCGCTATAGCGGCGGTCATGGTGACTATCGGCATAGCCGGTGTGTTGGCGGCTCCGGGATTGATCCTTCTAGGTGCGGCTCTACTTCCCTTGGGTTTGGGCCTGCTACTGGTGGCTACCGCGGCGAAGGTGTTTGCCAATGCCGTGTCAGTCATGAGCGATAAGGGCCAGCAGGGCTTTGCCGTTCTGCTTACGGCGATAACTGCGTTTATTGCCCTATTGCCAGGACTAGTGATCAGTTTCGTCAAGGGACTTATCAGTATTGTGGATCAGGTAGTGGTACTGACTCCCAAGATCATCACGGCATTGGACAAGATTCTCACTACGGTGATTGCGTTTATCATTGCCGAAGCGCCGAAATTGGCCGTGGCCATCGGTACACTGATCAGTGCCATACTTAAGGTGATTGTCGAAAACGCACCAAAGATTCAAGCCGCAGGATTCAAGCTTCTCCAGGGCCTGCTCTCTGGGCTATCGCAAAATATCGGATCGATCGTCAGCAAGGCATCGGAAGTCATCGTCAAGTTCCTTGGTGCTCTGTCGGCCAAGGCACCGGCATTAGTAGCCGCAGGAGCCAAGACGCTGGTCGCCTTTATCAAGGGCATTACCAGCAAGATTGGCGAAGTTGTGGCCACGGTGGCCGGTATGGTGACGAAGTTCATCGGTGCCTTGAGCCGGAATATTCCCAAGATCATCGTAGCCGGTCAGAAACTGATCCTTTCGCTGATCGGGGCCATTGCCGGATTTGCGCCACGGATGCTCAAGAAGGGGGTGGATATCATCATATCCTTCCTCAACGGCATTCAGCAAGCTATTCCGCGACTTAAGAATAAGGCGGTTTCGGTAGCAAGAACCTTTGTTAACAATTTGGCCGATGGTCTGGTGAAGTTGGTTAACGTGGGATTCAACGCAATTGTCGATTTCCTCAATGGGCTGGCTCGAGCCATCCGTAAGAACAACAAGCGATTGGTTGACGCAGGCGCCAACGTGGCCGATGCCATTAGAGATGGCCTGGTCATGGGTTTGCATCGAGCCGTTCCGGCGATTATCCAAGCAGCCAAGGATCTTGCCCTGGCCATTCCTAATAAGTTCTTGAAAGTCCTGGGCATTGCATCGCCCTCAAAGGTGATGCGATCGATTGGTGAGTTTACCATATTGGGGTTCGTCAAGGGTATCGACACTACCAAAGATATGCCTGCTCAAGCCGTGGGCAAGATCGTGACGGGAATGATCAGTCAGCTGAGTAAGATTGGTGGAGGTGTTGCTCCGTCGGCGCTCACGCGAAAGATCGGCAAGGAAATTGCTGGGGGATTCGCTCAAGGGCTCACTGGTTCGGCTTCCGATATTCGTGGCGCGTTCAGTACTCTGCGCGGATCACTGACCGAGGAAATCAAGACTACCACTAATAATATCAAAACGGCCAAGGATAAACTGACAACGGAACTGGGCAAGTCGCAGGCTAATCAGGATCCAAAGGTGATTGCTGACCTGTCGGCCACGATTAACCAGGGTACTGCCGATATTGCCAAGATGACCGCGGCTCGACGGTTCCTCAACGTGGGTCTCCGTGATGAGAAGGCACAGCTGGTCGGTCTGTCCAAATCCTATGAGAAGATCTCGACCGATTTGGACCATGCTCAGCAAATCCTTAAGGATCTCGTCAAACAACGCGATGATGCGGCTAAGGGATTTACCGATAAATTCTCAGCGTTGCCCAGCATTGACGATGGGATGACCGCGGAGCAATTCAAGCAAAAGCTCATCGATCGAATCAACGCGGTTAAAAAGTATCATGCCACACTGCAAGCCTTGCGTGGGGCTGGACTGGACGATACGACCTATCAGATGCTGCTTGACCAAGGTACCGCCGGTCAACAGTTTGCTGAGCAGTTGCTGGCCGGAGGTAAGCCTGCAATTGCCGAGATCAATACTCTGGATTCGAATCTGCAAACCGCAGCTCAGACTCTGGGGAATGCCGCAGCGCATAATCTCTATGACGCTGGAGTAAAGGCGGCACAGGGTCTGGTAAGTGGTCTGAAGTCGCAGAAGGCCGCGGTCAGAAAGATGATGGAAGACCTGGCCGACGCCATGATCAAGGCGATCAAACGGAAGCTGAAGATCCGGTCGCCCTCGGAGATATTTACCGAGGTCGGTCAATTTGTGACTCAGGGTCTGATTCGAGGTCTCGAAGATTCCTCAGCGGCCAAGACCGCAGCCACGAAGCTCGGCGAGGATGTATTGTCGGCCATGTCTGGAGCAATTACCGACAATCTTAACATCGATCCGGTCATCGCTCCGATCTTGGATCTCTCCCAAGTGAAGAGCGAAGCGGGAAAGCTGAGCGGCCTATTGCCAACGCCGACCATTGCTGCGGCAACATCGTTCGATCAAGCGGCTCGGATATCCGATCAGAAGTCGACATTGGATGCCGTTGCTGCAGATCAAGTGGTTCCCGGTACAACGGTGACTTTGAATCAGAACAACTATTCACCCGATCCGTTGTCTAATATCGAGCTCTATCGACAGACGAACAATCAGCTCACCCGACTCAAGAGTCTGGTTGGCGTCAAGTAAACTTGGCCGGGTCCTGTAAGAGGGGGTGTTCTCGCTCCCCCCTGACATCCCGCAGGACCCGGCTGAGAAACTGCTTATACGAAAGGAGGCATGAAGCGTGATCCAACGGATTGAAATCGTCAGTTCATATTCTAATACTCCGGATCTGCCACTGACCAGCGGCTTCATGCCCAACAACGATCCGGTGCAAATCCGCAGTATTGACGGGTTAGGGCCGGTCAAGGCGGATATTTCATCCACTCCGTTTGCCACCGGTCGAGGAGAATTGTATCAGGGGGCCAGTACCGGAAAACGCAATATTATTCTTACTCTGGGTTTGAATCCGGACTGGGTAGATCATACGATGTCATCTTTGCGCCAGCTCTTGTACCGATATTTCATGGTGGAGAGTTGGGTAACGATGCGTTTCTTCACCGATGATCATCCTCTGGTAACCATTACTGGAAATGTTGAGTCATTCGAGCCCAACATATTCGCTCAAGATCCAGAGATTCAAATCTCGATTCTCTGTCCCAAGCCTGATTTCGTTGAGGTGGACACCACCTTGATCAAAGGGATAGTGGATAAGGGAGAAAGTGTCACGGTTATCGATTACGAGGGAACAGTACCTACAGGATTTGAACTTCGAGTTATGTCTACGCCTGATCTGGACTCATATTTCGGAGTTATCGTCGTAGAGAACCAGATTTCAGATGAGGAATTTCGGATCAATGCGGTAACCGTAGATACTTCGCAATATTTGCGACTGAATACAGTGAAGACCACAAGATTCGTGCATACTGTGGTTATCGCCGATGGCTCTGAGGTCAATATTCTGGCGAGAATGGAAAAGGTGTCCGATTGGCCTGCACTACTGCCGGGAAAGAACGAGCTTTCCGTAAGAGCAATTTCGCCAGGACAGAAGTGGACTATGGGATATTTCAACCGGTTCGGAGGGCTATAGCATGGAGCTGTATACCCTGTCCAATCGGTTTCTGCCAAAGTACAGCATAACTCAGTTCACTTCGGCCATCTGGACGGAGCGATATGCCTCCGCCGGAGATTTTGAACTCGTGGTGCAACCCAATCCGTCCATGATTGATAGATTGGCCAAAGGCACGTTTCTGGGCTTGCGGGGCACCAAGGAAATTATGCAGGTCGAGACTCAGTCATTGGAAAACGGATTGCTGACCGTCAAAGGCGCGTCTCTGCCCAACTTCCTCAATGAACGGGCAGCTTGGTTTGCCAATCCAGAATACGATGGTACTGATACCACGGCTAAACTATCGGCCGAGTATACTGAGGAGCTTACTACCGCGGGACAGATTATTTCCACTGCGGTGAGCAATCTAGTTATTCATCCTACACCGTTTGGATCCTATTGGGCCCCAATTAATCTGGATTGGGCACGTGACCAGATTCCCGGTCTATATTTAGGCAGAGTAGATCATAACGGAGCCGCCAAACGACTGACGATTAGTCTTGGCCAGCTCTATGACAGTATTTCATCACTGGCCCAAGAAGAAGGTCTGGGGTTCAAGCTATATCTGGAATCGGCGAGTTACACTGGAAGTTACGTTCTGAAATTCGCCACCTATCGGGGCAAGGATCGAACTAGCGATCAAAATTCTAATCTGCTGATTCGACTATCACCCAAGCTGGATTCGCTGACTGATGTGAAGGAGATCAACTCGATCTCGCAATACAAGAACGTGTTCTATGTGGTGTACAAGAACGAAATTTCCACCCATTATATTCCAGGCTTGCCCATTCCTACCGGGTTCGATCGTCGCGTGATCGTGGTCGAGGCACCTGATCTGTACTTTAATCCCGCCTTACCGGATTATGCGGCTAAAGTCGCAGCTTTCCGCGAACAAGTGGCACGTAACGCAATTGCCAATCACGTTTATATCCAAGCTGTAGATGGTCGGATCTCGCAACAGATCGGCTATAAATTCGGCGACGATTACTATTTGGGTGATGTTATCGAGCTGGAAGGCTTCACCGGGCTGCTGTCCAAGGCGCGGGTAACTGAGTATATTCGCTCGCAAGATCAATTCGGTGAGCAGGAGTATCCCACCTTAGCCGTGTTGGACCCACTATTTACGGGGTATATGCCGGATCTGGAACCGGATTCAGATTTCAATCCGGACTGGGCCGAAGATCCTGATTATGATTTCGATTACGAAGATGATCCGGATTGGGCCACCGATCCCGATATTACGACACCATCGGATAGCGATTTGCTCGATCCGCGTGATCCACCGGATTACAATCCTGATATGGTTCCGGTGTTTGATGATACTCCGACAGTTGGCGACGGTAATGGTGACGGGGGTGGCGGGGGTGGCGGACCGCATGAGGGTGACTTTGAGTTTCTCGACTTGACGTATCGTAGTCTATACCCGAATTTGGGGTATTTTATTCCTCCAGATCCTGCACCGTTTTACGAAAGCACCAGCGCAGGTACATACACTTGTGATCCCTCGCCATTGGCTCCGCCAGGCTCGCAACCTGTAACCTGTTTGAAACCGTGGCCTACCAATACCTATAACTTCGTAAATTGGACTCTTGCCGATTTCTTGTTTCAATCAGGCGGAACTTCGCTTGAGGGACCGGACGTTACTTTCGGTAATCCACCGCCAGGATATCCGCATATCGATTTCATTACCATCGAAGCTAGACTCGAATGGTCGGTGTTTGGCTCAGCTGGGGCAACAAGCGGATGTTACGTCGATCCGCCGGGATGGCCAGGATATGGCCAAGCCCATTGCGGCGATCCAGTTCATCTCTCGGAACTCCGTTTCTTTGTCGAAATCGGCGTTCAGCTCATACCTTTCGGTGATGGAGAATACCAGGGATTGCTTTCGTTTTCCAGTGAAGATCCGGCCGATTGGCACTACCAAGATGAACCAGATAATCCTCATAGTGCTTCACTATTTGATCCTAACCTCGTCACGACGGCAAATATAAATGCCGTATTCAGTGGATGGAACAAGATAGGAATTCTAGCAAGACTTACGTTAACACCGTGGTCATATTATGAGGCAAGGAGGTGAAACATGCAAAGTCACCAAACTGCTCTGTGGGCGGCGGTATCGGCGTTTTTCGGTAGTTTGTTGACCATTGGGGCAATAAATCTCCTGAATCCTGAGGATTTTATTCGGTTTGCTGGGGCGATTGTCGTTGCGGTCATCACAGGCGGAGCGGTCTATGCCAAACAGCGCCTCGATGAGGCCAAGAAGACCGAATACGATGGCAAGATGGTAGTGGCAGTAGAGGGTGACAAAAAAGTCTTTAGTCTCGAACTTGATAGCGACCCTAATAATCTCGATCAGAAAGATAAAGTTGTTTTCAAGGTGGTTAAAGCTCCTAGTGGGTAAACTAGGAATCTTATTTGTCTGTTTTCTCGGGTTATTTGCAATCATGGTAATCTTTTTCATAGTTTCTGCACCAGGATTGTAAGGGTTTCGCGGCCAAAACACGGCCTATAATGAAACCCTATCAAAGGAGAGTAATGTTTACCCAAACCGAAACCGAAACCAAGCTCGAAGCTGAGATACATTCTCTGCTCGCCAAGCTGAAGGAGACCACCAAGGATACCGAAGAATACGGCATCCTCGTCGACCGCATGTCCAAGCTGCACAAGCTGAAGACCGATGAACAGACGCAGACGCAAAACGCAGAAGAACTTCTGCACAAGCTGAAGCCTGAAGAACGGTTCAAGCAGATCAGTCCGGACACCGTGCTCGTCGTTGTCGCCAATATATTTGGCATCCTGTGGCTCACTCGCTACGAGCGCGAACGCGTTATCAACAGCAAAGCGCTTGGCTTCGTGATGAGGCCCAACCGGTAAGCACTAGTCCTAAACGGGCTATCAAAGGGAGGGGCTCGTGTGAAATACACGGCCTCTCTTTTTTCAAAATTCAAAAAAATCCCGGGGGGAGATTTTCGTACAACGTTCAGATATTGACTCGTCTTTGTCATAGATACTGATTCGTGCTCGCGTATATTTCCGGGCGTATAGTGATACCCACTACCCAAGGAGTTGTCATGCCCAAGAAGTATGCCATTCGTATTACCGAGAACACCCTCGACCTCGTCACCGTTCTGAATTCGGGTGTGCGACCGCGGCGGGGAGAGGGGAATAACACCTATTTCCTCTTCGCCGTCGATTCGCCAAACACGACCACGGACCATGACGTCGTCCACATGGATGACCTCGCGATCTACGACGGCAACGATCCGGACCCCCGCATCATCCTTTAGTAGTATTCAAGACTGTAGAGCCCTGTAACACGGGCTCTCAGTTTTTCGCGTATATTTCAGGGCATGTAATAGATAACCCCACTAACCAAAGGAATTCAAATGCCCTCATTTGATGTCTACGCAATCAAGCTCACGAACGAGAACATCCCCGCCATCGTCGCAGCCGCGCAGCCTCTCGGTTGGAACCTGGACCACCTTCAGGATAGCATGAGTGCCAATTTCGATGTTCTCTACTTTGACACCATGCTGTACATGAAGCTGTGGCACGGAACCATCGAGATCGCTACGTTCTCCGACGAGGCGCTGGATCCTAACTTCGAGCCCCGATTGACTAGCACCATCGATCCGCTATTTGGACTTCTCTACAAGCTAGAGACCATCTAAAGAGCGAGCCCCTAACACGGGCTTTCTCTTTTTCGCGTATATTTCAGGGCGTATAATGAGATCCTAAACAACCTTACAAGGAGAACCAATTATGCCCGAACCCATCCCTGGGAGCGTCATGCTCACGGACGATAACGTCGAACGCATTATTGAAGTTGCCGCTAAGCGCGGCTTCACGATTGGCCGCCTTCGCGACAGTATCAAATATCACGCCCGTCACGGCGATGAGACGATTCTGTTCACGTCGGTCTACCCGTGGAGCCAGCAGATCAGCAATTTCAACGATGTGCCGTTCGACTCGTCGATCCATCCCGCATCTGGCGTTCCTCTGATGACTACCGAGGAATTTCTGGCCCTGCTCGAAAGCACGCCCGAGATCTCATAAAGGCAGGCCCGCAAACGCGGGCTTTCCTTTTTTGCACTATAGTCGCGGGAATTTCATGGAGTATAATAGATAATCCCTAACAAAAGGAAAACACAATGACCACTCATATTTTCGCTACCCAGCTTACTGAAGAAAACATGGACGCTATTGTCGCCTATGGCGCCGAGCATCATCTGAACATTGAACATTTTCGCAATGAAATCGAGTTTTACGCCGAAGACGGCTTGAAACCCTATGTCATCGCGTCGATCGACATGGACACGGAGGAGCTTGTGCACATTACGACAAAAGACGATTTTACATTCTTCCTCAGCTGGAAGTTCATTGACGAGAAGTACAAGATGTTCACTCGCGTTACTGAAATCTAAAGCCAAGAGTCCCTAACACGGGCTCTAGCTTTTCGCGCATATTTCAGGGCATGTAATGACAACTAGCAAAGGAGAGACCTATGCTCACGACAAAGCAGAAGCTTGCCGTCGCGCTTGTTCTGCGCATGCATAAGCTTGCAGGACATATTCTCGATGCCGCAGACGCTCTCGAGAGCCGAATCAATCCGCAGTAGCTGTTTAAGACTGCAGAGCCCTATTACAGGGGCTCTCAGTTTTTCTCAGGGGGTCTTCGCGTATATTTCAGGGCATATAATAGAAACTACTATCAAGGAGAATTGAAATGTTTTTCAAGAAGCGCCAGCCCACTGAGATCGAGACCACCAAGATCATTCTGAACTACCTGAATGAGGAATTGCGAGCCTTGTGCCAGAACACCGACCCCGCTGTTCAGGACACGGTCAGCATCCGCCTCACCCAAGTTCAGAACATGATCTCCGGCCAGACTCAGAAGCTACAGCAACTTTATTGGCCATCACCATCCTAATAGAAATCTAAAGAGCGAGCCCCACACGGGCTTTCTCTTTTCGTTCGCGGGAATTTCATGGATTGTAATGAACCCCTACCAGAAAGAAACACCATGACCGACCTGCCGAAGACCGCCGTGATCACCATCAAGATCATCAACTTCATCGACTCGAAGTTCGACCGTTTCCGCAAGTAGTTTAATCGGAGAGTCCACACGGACTTTCTTTTTTTTTATTCGCGTATTTTTCACGTCCTATAATAGAAAGGAGATCGGACTAAACCCCGATTCCGAGATACGCATGTGCGGGAGAAACCCCCGCCCGGAGTGCAACCACAAGACAGGTTGCTAAAGATAGTTTGCCTTAGGCTATCGCCTCCTTTCCCTTTTTTTTCGCGGATATTTCCGGGCCTATAATGAGAACAAAATCAAATTTTAGGAGACACTAAATGGACCGTGAGCGAATCAAGCTCGAAGTTTATGTGGACCTCGACCCGGTTCCCGGTACCTTCCATTCCAAGGAAAGCGCCCAGAACGTGGTGAGGAATATACTGAACGGAGCTATTCCGCATTACAACCCAACTGTAAGTATCGCCCAAGACAAATAGCTCTCAAGAGAGAAGCCCTAACCGGTTTCTCTTTTTTTTGTCTTCGCGGATTTTTCAGGGCATATAATGACAACCAAACCTATCCAGGAGAATCCCATGACCAATCCCGCCGATGAAGCTATCTGCATGTTGATCGAAGATCTGACCCGTCGCGCCACTCGTCTCACCACGAATGCCGAAGAGCGTCAGAACTACATCAATCAGATCGCTCAGCTCCGTGCGTCGATGAATCCCCAGATCATCCAGCAGGTCCGGTAACAAAACGCGAGCCCTTCACGGGCTTTCGTTTTTTCACTATAGTCGCGGGAATTTCATGGTATGTAATGAACCCCTAACAAAGGAATCCAACATGACTTTCAAGCATGCTGCCAAGACCACCGCCTACGCCATCGGCATGTTCGTCTTCCCCGTCAAACCCAAGACGACGGAGAAACCGTTCGATATTGATGCGCATGCCGCGGCCGTTCAAGCCAGCTGGCACGAAGCCACCAAGGACTTTACCAAGTAGTTCAAAAGCCCAGAACCCCTAACACGGGTTCTAGCTTTTTTCCTGCAATTCGCGGGAATTTCATGGCCTGTAATAGAAGAAGATCACATCTATACAGGAGAATCACATGACCATCCAGATCACCATCCCGAACCCGAAGACCGCCTACAACTACGCCAAGTATTTTCACCAGCTGAATCGCGAGAACAAGAAGTTCCGCAATCAGCTCCGTGAGGAGAAGCGCTACGAGAAGCGCATTCGTAAGTCCCAGGAGAAGATCGGTACCTACGTGCCCCCCACCTGCAAGACCATCTACGCCTAAAGGCGAGCCCCCTAATACGGGGCTTTCCTTTTTTTCGCGGATATTTCATGGCCTGTAATGAGACCAAATCTATCCGGAAGGATTCATCATGAAGGACGCCATCAACGAGAAGGCCGTCTCCGTCAAGAACCATATCATTCACCACCGCGCCAAGTACGCTTCCGCAGCCACCCTCGTGGTCTGCTATAAGCTGCACCGAGTCTCGGTGAAGCAGTGGTATGCGTTCCTGGAGGAGAAGGGCATCGACCCGACGGAGTTCCTCCTGCCCGAACATTTCGCAGAGATGCACTCATAAAGCTATGAGCCCTTAATTGGGCTCTAGTTTTTTTTTCAATACACAAGGAGCAGAATTAAAATGAGACTTCTGGTTTCAGATCGAACGTCCCATCCTCGTCGTTGGCATGTAAAGAAGCCGATGTCGAAAAAGACAGTGTGCGATCTACCTATGCTGGGTATGCGGGATCGAAAGCATGCTGATACGCCCATCCCGTGTGTCGAATGTTTCGCGTATATTTCACCCACTATAATGACACAACACTACCAAAGGAGTACCATGTCCACCGAGTCCTCCGAGCCCAAGCTCGAAAGCGCCCCGGAGCCCGAGACCGTCAAGCCGTCCAAGCTGAAGCGCATCAAGTCCGCCGCCACTGTTGCCGGAATCTACGCGATTCCCGTCACCATGGTGGGTGGTCTGATGCTGTTCAGCTACAAGACGAGCCAGATGGACCTCGAGGCTGCCAGGCTCAACTTCGAAGCCGCCAAACTCACCCGCCTCGCCGACGCTGCTACCCAGCAGTAGTAGTCCAATGAGAATCCGTAACCCACGGGTTCTCATTTTTTCTGAGACCTTAAACAAGGAAAAAACTATGGCTATGCCTAGAGGTTTGCGCCCTAACTCGAGGGCACGAGCCATCTATGAGTACATCAAGGCGAATCCGGGGTGTGCTCGTAAGGATATTTTGACTGTTCTTCCTTCGGATGTTGATCCAAACGTAGTCAGCATTACTATCAATCGTCTTCGCTGTAATAATTTGATTGTCAAATCCGGCGGATACAAAGACGCTACTTGGCACATAGTCGAGACGTCATCGCAATCTGAGACCCCCTGAGCTAGGAGAGTAACATGGAAGATAGATATTTCATCGCCATCAAGGCACACAAGAATGTGATGCCGACGCACGACGAAGTTCTCGACGCCGTTCGCAATACGCTTGCTGAATTGGTGCGCAAGAACATTGAGCCCGTGGAGGCCCTGGCCAAGTCCCAGACCATGCGCGAAGCCGTTTCGACCTTCACGGTCGAGGTCGAGACTGATCTCTATTCTTCGAAGAAGTAACCTGAGACCCCAAACTAGGAGAATCATGAACCGCATCAAGTCAGTGATTTTTCAGGACTCCCGTCACCGTTATGGCGACAAGGAGGCCATCGCCACCATGGACGACGGCTCCACGGAGCTGGTATTCCACTGGTTCAGCGACGAGCTGAGCTTCCGCGAGGAGGAGCTCATCGCCATGACCATCGAGCAGGCCCGCGACCTCAAGGAGGAACGCGACATCGCATATTTGCAGTCATGATCGACGGTCAACCGGCAGGAGTTACTATGATCGCTTCCCGCTGTGCTCCCTTCGTGTTGCATGAATCCCACACGCTGAATGTCCTGCAAAGCCGACTACACGGGCTTGATCATTGGTTCCGGGTGTGGCAGAACGCTCAGTTGTTGAGCGGAAAGGGGACCAACGCCGATCTGGAAGTCGTGGGTCTGTATGCCTTGTTTCACGATTCCATGCGAGTGAACGATGGCCTGGATTCAGGCCATGGGCTCCGTGGATACAACTTGTGGGAGCGTATCAACCAACGGCTGGATCTGGGACGGTTTCTTTCCCAGCGACAGAACGAGCAGCTATTCGAGGCTTGTGCCGAGCATAGCAATGGTCTTCGAAGTATGGATCCCACCATTGCCGTATGCTGGGATGCTGATCGATTGGATCTGCATCGTAAAGGGGTCTGGCCGGATGCTCGATTTATGAGCACGCAAGACAGCATTGATTTGACCATGAATCGGCTTCGGCCGTAAACCCTATATTTGCAGGAGAAAAACTCATGAAGAGAATCTTACTGAGTCTTACCGTGGGAATCATATCAACGTCAATTGCCTGGATCTATATCCTTCGGCATGCAATCGTGGACGGTCTCATCGAAAAGCTCGACACCATTGCTGCACGATTGTCCGAGCGTCGACGGAACCGACAGAACCTGGGGAACCTGGGATATTCTGGACAAGTCAGGTATCACAGCATGACTGCCATCCGCGAGCGACGTAGACAGGATAGTCACACGTCGAAGCGCTAAGCCAAACTAAGGAGAGTTATGTCCAGCAGTGAGGAACGAGGCCGCGTGGCGAAGGATCGTACGCTGTCTCGCGAAAAGCAGATCGAGATGGCGAAGGCTCTGAAGGACAAAGGTCAGTCGAACGCGAGTATCGCCCACATCATGCAGCTCAACGAAAGCAGTGTACGCGAGCTGCTCAAGCCGAAAGGCACCCAAGCTAAGGAGAGTAACGTGCAAATTGAAGGTCCCTATTCCATGAAGTCCGTGGACGGGCTGAAGACCCCCGTCTATATTTTTCTGCCCGGAGGAGAGGGCCAGCGTAAGCACATCGGCGAGGCCACGGTCAGCTCGGGTGAACCCGGCATGACCTTCGCCGTCGAATTGAACGAGCCGTACAAGGATATCGAGACGGCACATTTCGATGTTCCGATGCGGTATGTCTATTTGAACCGTCCCGATAAGCCCAGGATCAACTGGCGCCACAACTGTCTCACCCCGGATATTCACGATGGCCGTCCGGGAGCGATTTGGAACATTCCGCTGGGATATGCGGTGTCGATTTTCTCGAAGGAGAGCCTGCAGGAGCTCGTTATCGAGCGCATCTATTCCGATGCCATGCAGTTCGTGGAGGCCTCCCCGTTTGTTCAGCGGGGCACCGACGTCTCCACGGAATACACTCAGGAATGGGCCGAGCAGGTCAAGTACGAGGCCGAGAGGCGCTATCCGACTATCCTCCAGCACAAGGTCGGAGAGCTTTCCCGATATTACAAGACGCCAAGCTGGGAGCTCGAGCAGCAGGAGGCAATTAGCCGACTTAAGGAGAACAAACTCAACCCGTACTACGAGCCGCTGCACTCTCACGACACGATCAATCTGCTCTGCCGCATTCTCGGCGTCAGTGCTGAGATGAGCGTGGGGGGACAATAGATGGATCAGGATAAACGAGCACTATTTATTCTGGCCACCCACACGCTCCGGTTCGCCACGGAGCATCCTTATGCCGCCACAGGGATATTTGGGGCAGCAGTGGGCTCCGCAGTCACCTACCGGGTGATGAAGTACGAAATGGTAAACGAAGCGGCGACCAAGGTGTTCACCCCCAAAGTCTACAAGCTGGCGCTTTCCACAGAAGATCTGCATCGACTGTTGGCTGATCCGGCCTACGAGATGTGTTGGGACACACCAGATGCTTCGCTGATCATCACCTCAGAGAAAAAGGTGCCGCCGAAGGAATTGCCGATCATCCAAGTGATGGACAACGAACCCGAGGAGTGATGAACAAAAAACAGCAAATTGTCGATCTGGTCAGAGCGCAACCGGGGATTTCCAGTCAAGATATTTCTAAAACGCTGGGAATTACTCGAGTTGAACTCAGCGCGCATACGTCTTATCTGCGCGATGTCAAAAACCAGATATACAACCAAGGTAAAAATGGTCGCTCGTTTCTGTGGTATCCGGTTACCGCAGAAACCGAAGATCAGATTCCGTTTATCCACGAAGCTCGAGCCATACTCAAAGATCTGCAACAAACGCCTGTAGCCCATCGAGAACGGCGTTTGGCTAAGCTGTTAAGCGAGCGAGAAGCTTCGCGGGAAAAACACATCCTATAATAGAAGAGAACGGACTTGACGTCCAGATTCATACCACCGATCCCCGGTAGCAATGAATCTTCTCTTCTATATTTTTTTGAGGAGACCTCAACCCAAACTATAAGGACCCATCATGCTTACGACAACCAAGGAAGGCAACTCGAAACGAGTTCTCGAGATCGTCCTGGACGATCCGGGGGTTTCCGTCGATCATATTTACGATCGGCTGAACGGCGAAGTCACCCGGAAGCAGATCAGCAACTCTCTGCATTTTCTGCGTCGTACCAACCAGATCGAGAACTTGGGCAGGCATGCCAAGGGTGCCAGCTGGTATCCCAAGCAGTAGTAACGAGACCTCAACCCCAAACTAGGAGCAAGGATGTTCGATAAGTTCAAAGCACGAATCGCCAAGTTGGAGGAGGACCACGACAACTTGCGTAAGCTCCATCAGCACGTGGATAGCAACAAGATCGCCTATGCCGCTGGTGCGAGTGGTCTAGGGTGTCTTATTCTTGGCGGAATGGCCGGATTGGCCTTGGGTCACGAAGTGGCAGTATCGCCAACGGCCAAGAATATGATGCTTCTTGGCTACAAGTCACCTCAGAGCATCATCCAGGAAACGGTTGTCAATGTGGCTGCCAAAGGATCTCGAGGGCACATCATCGTCGACGGGGCAGGAAATGTTGTAGGTCGAAGCCTTAGAGAAGCCGCGGCCAACGAGCACGTTCCTTACACCACAATGCGAAACGTGTGCAAGGGACTTCGCGCAACAGCAGGAAACGGTAAGACGTATACCGATCTCGGTGAGAATCTTAGCGAGCAGATCAAAGTCGGCCTCGCGTAGAAATCCCACCGTATAATGAGACCCATCAGGCCGCGCCTAGCGCGCCGCCAACCGTTCTTGCGTCTAGCACGTATCCGGTTCTCCCGCGTTTCCGCACGTCGGAGTTGATGGGTCTCTTATTTTTTCGCGGGAAAAACCCGCCGTATAATGAGACCCATTTGAGCGCGGCTTTGCCGTACTCCTCGCTAGCGCGGCTTTGCCGTACTGGCGAGATGGGTCTCACTAAGAGAGCCTCCTATTAGTGCCTAACAGCCTAAGAGTTGAGGGTTCTCTCTTTTTTTCTCACCCCCAAACGCAAGGATGCACAATGTTCAAGAACCTCATCGAGTATCGAGAGATGCAGCAACTGCGCAAGGATCATCTCAACCAGCAGAAGCGTCGTCAGGCTATCGTTTTGTTCGGCGCCCTGATGGGACTGCTGCTGGTCATGGCCGCCATCGAGGCAGTTACGGCCAAGGAGCCGGTCAAGCCCGCTACGGTGGCGGCACATGTCACAACGACCAAGCCTCAGCCCACCGACGACACCTCGACGTCGACGAGCATTCAGCATGACCAAGAATGGTCGAGCAAGCAGGCGAAGTATTGCCTGAATGTGGGCCAGCAGGCGGGGCTCAAGGAGCCGGAGCTGACCAAGCAGTACGACCGCTGTGTCGACCATACGGCCAACTGGCCGATGGAGAAGTTCGAGTAAGGAGCATAACATGCACGAGAAGATCGAAAAGCTCAAGCCCATCGCCGGATACGTTCATAGACGCCGTGGTCGTTTCTCGGCGTTCGGTACATTTGTTGTGTTATATCCGTGGCTGAGACGCCCTCGACATGATTGGACAGAGTTCGAGAAGGACTTCCGCATGTACGACAGGATCCATGCCAAAACCCAAACGTAGTACCTGTAAACCTATACCCAACAGAAAGGATCCGCCATGCGGACCAAGAAGTCGAAGCGCCTCTATACCGTCGTGTTGGAGTACGCGAACGGTGTGACCCGAACTGTCACGGTCCGGGCGGTCACTCGGGATATCGCCGAACGGCGGGCTCTCAAATTCAATCGAGGGGCCAAGCGGGTGAGGCATGATGTCTAGTAAGCCTAATAAGGTGCTCGAGCATGAGATCAGCCAGGATGAGGCTTACCAGAGGAGTGGACATCCCATTATTCTTCCGATGAATTCGGTAGTTCGAGGGCTGATGCCTGGATATTACGAACTTCAGCTCCGTGAGAAGAAGCCAAGAATCACCTCCAAGGAAGTGAAGCGCGATGCGTGAAATCTTCCGTGACAATCAGGCATATTCTCGCAGTCTGTACATCGGTGGCCCGCCGCAGAAGCGCTACGGCTTCTTTTCGTTCATGTTCGACATCGTGATGACGTTTGTCACCGGGGGCTTCTGGCTGATCTGGATATTTGCCCGGGAGATGCGTCGGCGATGAGAGTGCTACTGATCAAGTCAGCCTACTGGGCCGGGTTCTGGATGTCATATTTCCAGACCCGGCGCCGTCTCCGTGAGCCGAGATATTACTGATGACCAAAGACTGGCAGTTTATCCTTCTCTACGGCGTAATCATTCTACCCCTCTGGCGTTGGTTTTCTATCTGGGATTACAAACGCATGCTCAAACGTCGGGAAACCAAGTTCCTCAAGATGGTCAAGGTGCAATTTCCTGATGCTTCTTATGTGACGTTCACGGCGATCGAGACCAGTGACAAACAGGCCATGACTAATCTGGTTCAGCAACTAGGAGCATATGAATCAGAGCGAGCACAATTAGACGATTGGCCATGGCCTCGAGTGGATTGAGCGGAAAAATTCGCGGGAAAAACACGTTATATAATAGAAGGGAGGAACATAGCCAACTAACCTAGCAAGTTAGCTTGGCTCTCTCTTTTTTTCCGCCCACCAAGTTCGAGAAAGGCCAGGAGAGTGCAGTTTCTCAACGATGTAAAGCAGAAGGCCACGGTGTTCGCAGAAGCGAACGCGGCTGCTCTGCTCACCGCGGGAGGTGTTGTCGGCACAGTCGCCACCGCAATCCTCACCGGACGCGCCGGATTCAAGGCGCACGAAATCCTTCAGACTCTGGAGATGGAAGCAAAGCTCAAGGCGAATAGCTTCGAAAACGACGGCGGAACCGAAGTGGTTTCGCCGACCACGTTCGAGAAGTTCGTCGCTGTCGGACCGCAGTTCATTCCGCCGGTCATCGTCGGCGGAGCCACGATCGCCAGTATCGTCATGGCCAATCGAGTGTCGGCTCAGAAGGCTGCCGCTTTGGCTGCGGCTTACGGGCTGGCCGAGCGCAATCTCTCCGAGTACAAGGAGAAGATCAGCGAGAAGCTCACCGGTCCGAAGAAGCAGCAACTCGAGGAAGAGCTCTCACAGGATCGAGTCAACCGGACCGACGGTTACCAGAACATCGTCATCGTGGAAGGCGAAGTTCTGTGTTTCGACGAGCCCACGGGTCGATATTTCCGCAGCACGATGGAGAAGATTCGTAAGGCGGTGAACACCACCAACGCGGAGATCCTCCACTCCGGCTGGGCCAATGCGACCTTCTTCTACCATGAGCTCGGGCTTACCGCCACGTCATGGACTGACGACATGGGCTGGAACACCGATCAGCTCTTGGATTTGAAGTACGATACGGTCAGATCGCCGGATGATCGGCCGTGCCTGTCCATCGACTTCACCGTCCTGCCGAAGCCGGATTACGTCCCAAAGCACTTTTAGACCGACTCGAAGCACCCGAGCTCCGGTTGATGCCCTGGTATATTCAGCAGCACCGCCAGTGGCATCACCGGGGGAGTCGGTCTGATGGTCCTCGGACCAAACCACCGATAGCGAGCAGCATGGAAGTGGCGCAAGGGTATCCAACTAACAGAAACCCACGTCGGTGGTTGAACAAGTTAAAGTCAGAGAAGAAGATAAAGTCGAAGCAGTATATACTCAACGATCAATGGGGCGATCCGTCCTTGATTCTTGATCGGTCTTTCTTTCTCGACGAATGAACAGCAATCAAATTAGGAGAGTCCAAAATGAAGATGCCCTTTCGCCGTCGTAAGCAGACCCGGAAGCAGCGTCTGGCCGAAGCTTTCGTCCGGATGATGGAGAACTGGTCGAAGCAGCGGTAAGCCTAAATTTCGCACTATCCCCAAACAAGGAGAGTAACCCAAGATGCTGGGTTTTACCAGCCTGAATCCTGCAGACGGATTCACCACGCCGCTCGGTGAACGAGAGGCTGTGCGTATCATCATCACCGAACACGGACGGAGGGTGTTCAAGCAGAGCCTGCTTGGCAGTGCGGTGTTCGGCGTGGGACTCATGTTCACCCTCAACCGCTTCGGCAGCACGAAGTTGCGCAGCGAGGCGGCAGAAACCGTGGCCAAGGTGGCCGAGGCCGTGGAGCCCAGCGGAGTGACACGATGACCAAGTTCCTGCTTGGCGTCGCCGTGGGCTATGTGTTCAGCGACATGATCGATGAGCTCATCACTCGGATTCCCGACACCATGAAGGATTCCGAGCCAACCACACCGTCGCCGATGCCTCCGCCGACATCAACCACGACCGCCAGTGAGGAGACTCTGTAATGAAGTTCATGCTCATTCTCCTTACTGCGTTTCTCGGTGTCGCCGCAGCTGCTTGGGCGATCGAGAAAGCGTTCATCAAGTCGTAAATAGGCGTTAAAGGACTCCCCAGGGATCGTATGTCCTGGGGCTAGGGTGGGGGTAGCTTCCTACAATTTGGAACGCGCCCCCACCCGCCGGTCTTTCCATTTCACAACCAGGAGAACTTCAGCCTTGCTGAAAAAGACGATTGTCTACGAGAACCCATTCACCCAGCAAATGGTGAGTGAGGAACATTACTTTCATATCTCCAAGGCTGATCTCATCGAGATGCAGATGGAGAATCTGAATGAGCCCGAGGTAATCAACCCGCAGACCGGGGCCAAGCTCGAGGGCTACCCGGCCATGCTGCAACGCATCGTCAACGACAAGGACGGCAAGGAGATCCTGGTCGTCGTCAAGGACATGGTGCGCCGAGCCTACGGCAAGAAATCTGGAGACCGGTTTCTCCGCAGCCCAGAAATCTGGGAGGAGTTCATCTCCAGCGAAGCCTGGTCTCAGCTATATTTCGAATTATGCACCGACGCCGGTGCCCAAGCCGATTTCATGAACGGCATATTCCCCAGAGACATGCTGGAAGAAGCTAACAAACTTGCCGCCGCACAGGCGCAAACAAACGGAGACGTGTCTACGCCCGAACAGGATGTTCCGGCTGACGTTTCCACACCCAGAGTCCTCACTAATCAAGAAGTGGCTGAGATGGACTCTGATGAACTTAAGTCCGGGCTGGCCACCGGGCGCTACAAGCTTTCGTAGGACTGATTTTAGATCGCGCGAAGTAAATATCGGATACTAAAGAAGCAAAAAAAGCCGCGTCCATAGTAAGTGAATCATGGAGTAGGCGAGATTCACCTTTGACTACCGGAGAGACAACCGGGAAAGAAGAACTCCACCGACGCGATCACATAATATTATAGCAAACCCAAGCTAGGAGAGTATATGCCAGACGAAGTTTCTACCACCACCACCGAAGCTGTCAAGAAGATGAGCGACGGGACCGTGAAGATCTCGGTCGAGAAATACAACGAGTTGCTCGAGAAGGCGGCCATCAAGCCTCCGGTGATCAACCGCACCATCGTCCACAAGACAGCCGAAATGCTCACTCAAGAGCATCAGGCGTGGGGAGCCACCTTCATGGGGGCGGGTGTGGCGCTCTTCGTCATCGGAGCATTCCGCTACAAATTCGCCTAGATCTTCTAGAGAGATGAGATTGCAGCAGTGTGGATCCTGGACTTTATAACGCCAGCTTTGGGGTTATAAAGGGGTGGGAGCGGTCTAATAAACCGCCGCGACCAGATTGACCCCGCGCACTGCTCTCATATTCTCGAGAGGGATCAACGCTGTCTACTGGTGAAAAGCAGCATTAAGTTGGCTACAACATCCACTCCGGACGGCCGGTACACGGGTGAGATAGCCAGTAGACAGCACGATCCGAATCAAATGCGAGCTCTCTTAGAGCTTATATTAGGAGGCCTATCTGGATCCGCAGTACGTGACCGTCTAACGACAGGCCAGTCGATCCGGAGATGGAGAAGTCTGATTACGGGGTAGGTCCGCATAGGACTAGAAGTTGGAAGGGGTAGATCAGACATATTAGTACAAGCGTCCTAGCGGACGGGTGAGGTCTCAACACTGGGGGTACTGCGGTGGCGCATACCTTAAACGATCACCTAAGCATACAAGATCTGGAGTATGCTGAAATGGCGCCCAGTGCTCGCTATCGCTAGCACTCATTTCTCCTAAAGGGTGTGATTTTAACTCAGGGGTACCAGCGGCTAATGCGCTCTGGTATTAAACGACAGCAAATGGCACGGTTTGGCAAGTTTTCTTGCCGAAATGCCCCACCGTCCGTACGCGCCCCTGACTTAATTTCGCGGGAATTTCATTGCCTATAATGAGAAGAAACCATATCCCTTTAAGGAGTATTTCAATGACCACACCCGAGTTTACCGCTCGCAACGTCGCGAAATTCCTCGCGAAGGCAGTCGTCGCCACCAAGACGGCTCGTCTGACCGCCGATGTCGTGGCTGACCACACCAACTACGAGAAGGACGACACCGTCGTCGATCTCGGTAGCCAGGTGGTCGGCTGGTACATCAGCGCGAAGCTCGAGCCCGTCACGGACAAGATCGTCGACACCACCGCAGACTTCGTCACCGAGCAGCGCAACAAGCGCCAGGCCAGGAGAGACGCCAAGAAGAAGGACCAGTAAATCTCAGAAAGAGGATCCCTAACCCGGATTCTCTTTTTTTCTTAATTAGCGAAAGGATTCGCAATGTCAGATCTGACCCAGCTTGTTGTCGGTCCGGGCGAGCCGGATAACGCTGAGCTCGGAGAGATTCTCGAACGATATCGAATAAATGCCGAGCTGTCACGCCGTGCCGCCGCAGCTCAGCTTGAGCTAAGTTCTGAGTACGTTCGTTTGGTCGAACGAGGAAAGCGCACATTTACTCTCGGAATGATGCCGAAGGTACTGAGCATCTATGACATAACTTACGAACTTGAACTCGATCGAATTGTATTTGATCGTTACTCCGTTCAATTCTCGAGTCGCATCCGAGAAGCTCGATACAAGGATATCGAACGTCCTAATCGAGACGAACGTCTTGGCCAAATAGTACGACTCTTGGCTATCACAGATGAGGAAACTCTGGACCAAATTTACCGAAGATTACTTCGCGGCTAAAACACGTCGTGTAATGATACCCAACCTACCGAAGGAGTATTCATGAACGAGTTCGTGGAAAACCTCAAGCATCAAGCCGAAGAGAACCCACTTGTGGCTCTCGGTATTGCAGCTGCGCTGCTTACCGCGACAAGCAAGCTGGTCAACTCGATGGCCTGGAAGCAGGAGGTTGCCCGACGTACCAGGAAGACCCCCTAGTAGTACCTATCAGAAAGAGAAGCCCTAACACGGTTTCTCTTTTTTGCCAATCGGATTCGAGGAGTTAGATGCAAGATTTTCCGCCCAATAGTGCCAAGGCGAGAGAACGATCTCAAGGACCGCCGTCAGATGAGCGCCGGACCAAGATCGAGCAGGTCACTTCCGCCACGGCTGAACAGCGGAAGAAAGGATTGGGAGGTCGGTTCAAGGAGACTTTCATCGGTGGTAGTGCGCGCGATGCCGGAGAATATATGATGATGGAAGTCATCATCCCGTCGGTCAGAGATTTAATGGCTGAAGCCGTCCACTCGCTCACCGATCGGATGATCTATGGCAATCAGCGTCCCCGGCGAGGTACGACCACATCTTCATATTCTGGTCTGGGACATGTCGACTATCAGGGAATGAGTCGTTCGAATCGGCCGCCTACTACTCGCACCTTGTCTCAGACCTCGAGAGCCCGTCACGACTTCGGGGAGATTGTCATCCCCAACCGCCAGGAAGCCGAAGAAGTGCTCGATCGGCTGTACGACGTGCTGTCTCAGTACGGTTCGGTGCCAGTGGCCAATCTCTACGCGCTTACCGGAATCCAAAGCAGTCATGCAGATCACAAATGGGGATGGACTTCGCTGCGAGGAGCCAAGGTAGCTCGTCTCCGAAATGGCGGATATTTACTGGACCTACCCAACCCAGAGCCATTGGATAGATGAGTAAGAAGAAAAAAGAGTATCGGCCGAAACGAGCCGACCGATCCTACGGATCCGACAGACCCAAAAGAGTGAACAAATCGGAGGAATTCCGGGTCTGCGATAAGCCAGGTTGTGCCAACGTTGTTTCAGTCGCCGATAAGCCACGATATGCCGGACCGATCTATTGCGTATTACATCGAGAAAGTGAATCACATGGACGATTCTCCGAAAACGGAAACGGAACGTATAGCTCGTCCGCTTCCCTGCCCCGAGTGCAATAGCACTAGAGGATATTCTCGAGTGGGTAAATTTCGCTCACAGTGTCTGAACTGTAATTCTCTGCTCAAGAACGCAGAGGTCAACCAAGAAGATCTAGATCCTCAATAAGGAGTCTTAATGAAATTCATTCCACCCGCGATCAGTCGAAAGGTCGCTGAGCAAGGTCTACTTGCTCGCAAGAACTCGCCGACAATCCTGCTGGGAGTTGGCGTGGCCAGCATGGTGGGTTCCACGGTTTTGGCCTGCCGGGCAACCCTCAAACTTGACGACGTGCTGTCTGAGATCAACGCCGACAAGCAGAAGGCTGTTATGGCCAAGGAGAAGGTCGCCGCGGGTGAGGTTCCGGCCGGGACCACATATTCCGATCAGGAGTTCAAGCGCGACAATACGATCATCCTCACTCGTGGAGCGATCAGCATTGTCAAGCTGTATGCACCTTCGGTTATTCTCGGTGGCGTGGGCATTGTCTGCCTGACCAAGTCGCACCGGATTTTGCAGAATCGCAATTCGGCCTTGACTGCCGCCTATATCGCCGTGGATACGGCGTTCAAGAAGTATCGCGAACGAGTCGTCGATCGCTACGGCGAAGAGATCGACCGCGAACTCCGATATCCATCGGAGGAAGTCACGATCATCGACGAAGAAACCGGTAAGGCCTTCGATACGGTGCATGCGGCTCCGGGTGAGCCCTCAGGCTACGCGCGGTGGTTCGACGAGACGAACAGCAACTGGACTGCGGCACCGTTTGACAACAATAATTGGGTCTTTCTGCGTATGCAGCAGAATTGGGCCAATGATCAGCTTCACGCTCGGGGCCATCTGTTTCTCAACGAGGTCTATGCGATCTGTGGTCTACCCCATACTTCGGCCGGATCGGTAGTGGGCTGGCTGTACAAGCGCGACAACATCGCAGGCGACAACTGGGTCGACTTTGGCTGCTTCGATAAGCAGAATGGGCAACCGATCGAGTTCTTCAATGGTCGTGAAGGGGCGATTCTCCTCGATTTCAATGTCGACGGGTTGATCTGGGACAAGATCGACCAGAGCGTTGAGAACAGCTCATGAGTGCTGCCGAAAAGGCGGTTGACACCGCGAAGGAAGTTGTGGCCGAGGCGGCTGACGAGGTCTCAGAGAAGGCTGAGCAGTTCGCCGAATACGCTCGCCGGTTGAATCGAGCCAAGGCTCAGTTCTATCTGCTCGGCATGGCTGTGGGTGGGCTTACCGGGGCCGTGGTGACCTATAAGCTCGTTTATGCGAAGGCCGAGACCAAGTATTCCAAGATCGCCGATGACGAGATCGCGGAAATGGGCGAGCACTACCGAGCCAAGAGCCGAGCGCTCGACGCCGAGGCGGCCAAGCGTCCGGTGGAGGAGATCGTCAGAGATCGCGGCTATGCCTCGCCGGAGCCACCGCAGGGGGACAAGCCGCCGATGGCGGTTCCGCCGCCTCGGGGGGTGACCGAGAACGAATCCGCTTCGCCCGAGAAACCCGAAGTACGTAACATATTCACAGAGCAGGAAACTCAGGCCATTCCGGAATGGGATTGGCACACTGAGAAAAAGCGGCGATCGCCGGATATCCCGTACGTCATCCACTACGACGAGCGTTTCGATACCGAAGGCTATGCCGACGTCACCCTGACGTATTACGACGGCGATGATGTTCTGTGCAATGAACGGGACGAAATCATCGACCCGGAGAGACGTACGGAATTGTTGGGCGAAGGCTATTTGGATCGGTTTGGTCACGGTTCCAATGATCCGTCCATCGTCTATATTCGCAACGATACGCTGGAGATCATTTACGAGGTGGTGAAATCACCACACTACTACGCAGAGGAGGTACACGGGTTTAAGCACGAAGACCTCTACCGTGGCAACCTCGAACGCATGCGGGCGAGGGAACGGGATGACAACGAAGACTAGCCAGAATCTGACCCAGGATTACCTTAATTGGTTAGGCTCTCAGATCCAAAACGAGCACAGTAATCCGGACAAGACCTATCAAGGCTTGCTCTTCACTATGTTCGAGAAGAACTTCGAGTTCAGTATGCCCATGGACGAGAATCGCATGGTCGATGGGCTAGATCTACGGGTGGAGTTCGCCCGCGAGAATCGTCTACGCCCCACTGCCTTGCGTAATCTGGGTCCGTGTTCGTTTCTCGAAGTGGTGATCGGACTGTCTCGTCGATTGGCATTTATCGCCGGAGGCGATGCTTCGATATGGGCCTGGACCCTCTTGAGCAATCTCGAGTTGCACAGGCTGTCTGATCCGTTCACGCCAGCCAAGCAGCGTAAAGCGTTGACGATCATGGACACGGTGATCAACAGATCATATTCACCCGACGGAACTGGTGGCTTCTTTCCGTTGGCGTGGCCCGATGAGGATCAGACCGGAGTAGAGCTCTGGTATCAGATGAACGCCTATGCCACGGAAATCCATCCGGAGCATTAAAGAAAAATGACTGTTATGCCCAGACCAAAGGAAGTTCTACACGACGAAACCCCATCGATCGTCAAGGACCATAAATTCGAGCCGAGAGGAGAATGGTGGACGTTGTGTAAGCACTGTCATCTTGCTGAAAGTGCCCACGCGGAAACGACCCGGCGGTTTCAGTACTACAGCGATGATCTAACTGAAGACATCTGATAAGGAGGATAATGGATTTCTATCAGATCCGGGTACGAGAAACGAAGGACAAGCTCTTAGAGCTATATCCAGACTTCGTCATCGGCCGTTCTGAGGATCTGATGGTCCAGGGTGGAAAGTTCTATGCCATCTGGGATCCCGAGAAGGAACTATGGTCTAGAGATGAGTACGATGTGCAACGACTCGTCGATGAGGATTTGCTCCAGGAGAAGGAGAGACTGCAACGGGAAACCGGGCAGACGTACACCGTAAAGTTCATGCGGTCGTTTCACTCCAACTCCTGGGCGCATTTCCGGAAATTCATGTCGAATATTTCCGACAACAGCCATCCGCTGGATAACAAGCTGGTGTTCGCCAATACCGAGGTGAAGAAGACCGATTACGCTAGCCGCAAACTCCCATACGCTATCGGAGAAGGGGATATCTCCGCATGGGATGAGCTGATGTCTACACTATATTCACCTGATGAGCGGGATAAGGTGGAATGGGCGATTGGCTCTATCATTGCTGGCGATTCAAAGAAGATCCAGAAGTTCTTGGTCTTCTACGGACCACCGGGTACCGGGAAATCAACGGTTCTGAACATTATTCAAAAGCTATTCGAAGGCTACACAACCTCCTTCGATGGCAAAGCCCTAGGGTCATCCAACTCGCAATTTGCCACTGAGGCATTCAGGTATAATCCGCTGGTAGCAATTCAACACGACGGAAACCTGAGTCGCATCGAGGACAATGCGCGGCTGAACTCGATCGTCGCTCATGAACAGATGACGATGAACGAAAAGTATAAGGCGTCATATTCTTCGCGAATTGATGCCATGCTGTTCCTGGGATCTAATCAACCGGTAAAGATCTCTGACGCCAAGTCAGGCATCATTCGTCGGTTGATCGATATTCATCCTACAGGAATCAAGTTCGGGTCCAAGCATTATCAGGCGCTCCTGACTCAGATTGACTTTGAACTTGGTGCCATAGCGCACCATTGCCTCACTGTTTATTTGAGTATGGGCAAAAATTTCTACAATGCTTATCGCCCGTTGGAGATGATGCTGCAAACCGACATCTTCTTCAACTTTATCGAAGCCCACTTCGACGTGTTCAAAGGCCAGGATTACACCACGTTGAAGCAGGCATATTTGCTCTACAAGGAATACTGCTCGGAAAGTGGGATCGAACGGCCTTTGCCCCAATACAAGATGCGCGAAGAACTGCGCAACTACTTCGATGAGTTCAAGGATCGAGCCGAGATCGACGGCGAAACTGTTCGTAGCGTGTATCGAGGGTTCACGGCAGAGAAGTTCAAGGCGCCCAAAGATGACAAGACCGCATTCTCATTGGTCTTGGAAGAGACGATATCTCTCCTGGATGAGGATCTAGCGTCGTGTCCGGCTCAGCTCGCGAATGCCAACGGAATGCCTTCCAAGCGATGGTCAAATGTACAGACCACCCTGACAGATATTGATTCGCGAGAAACTCATTACGTAAAAGTTCCAGAAAATCACGTGGTGATCGATTTCGATCTCAAGGATCAGAATGGCGATAAGGGTTTGGAACGAAATCTGGATGCGGCTTCGCATTGGCCTGCGACGTATGCAGAAATCAGCCGTTCTGGTTCGGGGATTCATCTGCACTATATTTACGAGGGAAATCCCGCTGAGCTCGCTCCCATGTTCGCCGAGGGAATCGAGATCAAGGTCTATTCTGGTGATGCTGCGCTACGAAGGAAACTGTCGCTCTGCAACGCAGTGCCCGTGGCAAAGATCAGCTCGGGGTTGCCGCTCCGAGAGAGAAAGGATAAGATGCTTAAGGACAAGACGATTCAGAGCGAACAAGGATTGCGGGCACTGATCCTACGGAATCTGCGCAAAGAGATCCATCCGGGAACCAAACCCTCGATCGATTTCATCAAGAAGATTCTCGACGACGCTTATGAATCGGGCATGAAGTACGACGTAACTGATCTGCGTAGCCGAATCGTAGCCTTTGCCAACAACTCGTCCAATCAGGCCTCGGCGGCTCTGAAGGTGGTCACCGAGATAAAATGGGCCTCGGCTGACGCTGGAGAGACCAAGGAAGAGGCATTCACGGCCGAGCATAAGGTAGAGGTATCCGACGATCGACTGGTGTTCTTCGACGTCGAGGTATATCCCAATCTGTTTGTGATCGCCTGGAAGTTCCAAGGGTCATCCGAAGTGGTGCGAATGATCAACCCCAAGCCGCACGAAGTGGCTGAGTTGTTCAAGTTGAAGCTGGTGGGCTTCTACAATCGTCGTTACGACAACCATATTATCTATGCCGCGGCCATGGGCGCCAGCACAGAGGAACTGTTCCGCTTGAGCACCAAGCTCATCGAGGGAAACCGCTCGGCTACCTTTGCCCAGGCCTACAATCTGTCCTACGCCGATATTTGGGACTTCTCGGTAGAGAAGATGAGCCTGAAGAAATTCGAGATCAAACTCGGAATTCTGCACATGGAGTTGGATCTGCCCTGGGATCAACCGGTGGATAAGAAACACTGGTCTCGTGTGGTGGAATATTGTGTCAACGATGTAATCGCTACTGAAGTCGTGTTCGAGGATCGTAAAGCTGATTTCGTGGCTCGGCAAATTCTGGCTGAGCTATCTGGGCTCACAGTCAATGACACCACGCAAACTCATACGGCCAAGATCATATTCGGCGATGACGTCAAGACGGCAAACAAGCAGTTCGTCTACACCGATCTCTCAAAGGATTTCCCGGGGTACAAGTTCGAGCTGGGTAAGAGCTATTACAAGGGCGAAGAGCCAGGAGAGGGTGGCTATGTCTACGCTGAACCGGGAATGTATGAGAACGTAGCGGTATTGGACGTTGTGAGCATGCATCCCAAGAGCATTGACCTACTTAATCTTTTCGGCCCGTATACGAAAAATTACGCTGCGCTTACAGAGGCTCGAATAGCGATCAAGCACCAAGACTATGACAAGGCGCGTTCGTTGCTCAATGGTCGGCTAGCCCCGTTTCTAGAGGGAGCTGAGAACGACCGAGCAGATCGTCATGGTACTGAGTTAGCTTTCGCTCTACGCATTGCCCTCAATATCGTCTACGGCCTTACTTCCGCCAAATTTGATAACCCCTTCCGGGATATTCGTAACGTCGACAATATTGTCGCCAAGCGCGGCGCATTATTTATGATCGACCTGAAACAGGCTCTGCAGGAACAAGGCTTTCAGGTGATCCATATCAAGACGGATTCCGTGAAAATCCCTAATGCTACTCCCGAAGCCATCGCTGCGGTGAAGACGTTGGGCTCGTTCTATGGGTATGAGTTCGATCACGAAGAAACCTACGACAGGTTCTGCCTGGTCAACGATGCGGTCTACGTGGGCGGAATCCTCACTGTTCCTTGGGAAGAGGGTCATCCGAAATACCACTGGACCGCAGTAGGGGCCCAATTCCAACACCCCTATGTGTTCAAGACGCTGTTCTCAAATGAGCCGCGCACGTTTTACGACTATTGTGAAGCTCGAAGCGTGTTGAAGGGCACGATGTATATCTATACAGGCTCTGAGAAGCCCGTTAACGGTGTTCTCAGCGCCACCCCTAAGCAATTACGACATGTGGGTAGGACCGGCCTGTTTGTGCCTGTAGAGAGCGGTGGCGGTGCCTTGTACCGAGTCTATGAAGATAAGTATTACGCCGTGAGCGGCACCAAGGGTCATTTGTGGATGGAAGCGGATCTGGCGATTGAAGCTGGAGAGAAGGATGACCTGAAGATCGACATGACATATTTCGATAAGCTGAAGAACGACGCGGTCAAGGCGATCGACCAATTCGGGCCGTTCGAGGCATTTGTAAGCTAGTCAGGAGAGTTCATGCCGGAGATTCGCTATTACACGGTGACTCAGGAACGCGAAGTCAAAGTTTCGGCCAATAGTCCAGTAGAGGCGGCTCAGATCGCCGACGCAGCGTTCAAGGGCGAGATTCAACCCGATGATCTTGTAGTTCAGTATATCACCCGGCCGGTTCGGGACCGGGATCTCGTAGTTCGTGAAGATTACTAACCTAATTTGAAAGGTCGTAGTGTCAAAGCACGTTATTGCGAACGGTAAGACCAAGTTCGTATTTGGATGGGATCAACCGCTACAGACATTCTTCTTCCAGGTCCACGATCTCCAGATTGCTGATGCTGATAGTAATCCCGTGATCTGGATGGGGGCAACGCCGGATACTGAGATCTATGACATTCCGGAGCTGCTCAGCATCGCCGAACAACACGATTGCGTGATCCCATACAAAACCCAAATTTACCTCTTCATCGAGAAAGATAATGGTATCTGATGGCCGATGTTTATCGATATCGGGTGAGTGAAACTCGAGAAGTAGAGGTCACCGCCGAAGACGTCCTCGAAGCTGCCGGGAAGGCCAAGGAAGAGTTCGACGCCTCTCCCACCAATTACAAAGTTACGGTAACGTCGTTCATCGTAGAAAAGAGCAGCTAATGGCTGGAAGCTATAATCATATTGTCACGGATGACGGAAACCTCGGTTCCAACGAACACGTTGTCAGCATGCTGGAGAATGGTGGCGACGTGTTCGAAGCGGTCGAGGAGCTGTACGGCATGATCTGGTATTTGGCCGCGGGCCATGTGGAATCCATCGAAAATCGTTTTCCCTATGACGCACCTAGGGCAAAGCAAGCGGCCACCAAGCTCTTGGTCGAAGTCGCTCACAAAAACTACAAACTCGGACTTGAGGTGGCTAAGGAGGTCCATGCCCAATACCCCGACAATGGACGAGGAGACGAATGAAGTATAGACCAAAGGTGGTGTTGACCGAAGCTACGCAATGGCTCAAGCTTGGCGATCATCCTCAGGTAAAAGAACTCCCGGTTTCAGACCCGTTTCCAAATCGGCCGCCGGAAAATCCATACTGCTCGATCTGTGGCAATCTTACAGAACGACATGGAGTTCTGGATAGTGGGGACGGGGAAGAACTGGTGTGCCCCAGTGACTATATTGTCACTGATCGACGGGGGGTAGCATACCGTTTTAGCCGGGGCGAATTCGAATCGCAATACGAACCCTACGTGCGCCCGCCTAATCATCCGCCCGTCCCCATTTCCGATGTCGAAGCGCGCCAGCAACGTACTAGACGACATGAAGTATCGTAAAAAGCCCGTTCTCACCGAAGCTACGCAGTGGTTTAGCAATGGTGATCATCCCCACGATGAGACGACCATTATCGAGACTCCAGATGGTGCCCTGCGGTCCAGCGAAGGCAAAGTGGTCAAGTATTTTCGTTCGCTGAAAATTCCCGGGGGGAGATTCTGCCCGGTATGTGGCAATGTCATGCAAGATCATGGTATGTTGGATGGGCCAAACGGCGAAGAGACGGTGTGTCCTGGTGACTATATTGTCACCGATCGTAAAGGCAATTACTACGTGGTCAAAGCCAGTGAATTTGAGGCACAGTATGAGCCCTATGAACTTATTGCTCATCTGCCCGAAATTATTGCTCATCCGCCCAAAGGTTAATACATGACGCTGACCATCAGTACGGATATTCTGCGACGGGATACGATTCACCTATTACGCCAGATCGATGCGCAAATCGACGTAATAAAAAAGGAAGCGCATCGGCTAGGAGTAGCGGTTGAACAAATGCGTGACAATAACGGCGCTTGGGTGATGAGTCCGTTGTTACTGGCCAAGACTCAGGCTTATTCGACTTTGGTACAGCTGCAAGACTATAGATAGTTCAGCCACCGAGAATGCCCATACACTTAACTGGAAAGGGACAATTTCCAACTCATGTATAATGTGGCCATTCTCAAAGCGGTGAAGATTCCTACTCACCCAATGTGGGATGGCGACCAATGTTGGTTTCGCGCTGTCACGGATGTCCGCACTTCGGAGAAAATCTATCTGTTGCCTGAGCATAGAGTGATCCTAGTGGAAAAGCTCATTGCGATTTCCGATGCCGAAACATCTGTGGATCTGGAAGTGGAAGTAGTTGATTGGACGCTTGGTGCCCGCAGCGGAAGCAAGATGTATCTCAAAGAGATCAAGGAGAGTTAATGCCTGCTGAGAATACTGTCTTGATGGAGGGGGTGCGGATCATCTTCCGCAACTTCTCGGGCAAAGAAGGACAATACAACCGCGAAGGTGACCGCAACTTCGGGGTCATCCTACCACCCGATGTGGCTGAGCAAATGGCGGCTGACGGCTGGAACGTCAAATGGCTAAAGCCTCGCGAAGACGACGAGGAGGAAGCCGAGACCCCGTGGCTCGCTGTGTCGGTAAACTTCGACAAGGGCAAACCCCCGAAGATCATGCTGGTTACTGAGCGAGGACGTACCGCGCTCAACGAAAATACCGTAGACACGCTCGATTGGGCTGACATCACCAATGTGGACTTGATTGTTCGGCCATATTCCTGGGAAGTCTCAGGACGCACCGGCATCAAAGCATATCTCCAGTCCATGTATGTGACCATCGAGGAGGATGCCCTCGAGCGTAAATACGCCGAGATGGACGCCCAGTAGTCACTGGGACAAGGTTTGCTCATCGGAATACTAATGGGGTATATTCTTACCGCCACAGTAAGTCTGAAGGAGTAAAATGCGTCAAGACGTGTAAAGGTTGTATCGGCAAGCACTGCGCGCTGTGGTGTTGGCGATTAATTACGGCACGTTTCCCTAATCGCAGGCCATTCGAAGCTGGATAAAGTTACTACATGGGAAAGGTTTTTGTAAACCCCATGAGCATTTCCACAGCGCAGTACATCAGAAAGCCTCTCTATGTGGCTGCCGTGCGTGTCACGAATGGCAACTTCGAAGAGATCGCCGACTGGTGCCAAGGGGAGATCCGACTTGACGATTCGGAATCGCTCCTCAACAACCCACGAAAGTATGTCGAAGTTCGGGTCCACAACCCGAAGAACGCCCGCCAGACCAAAGCGTACGTCGGCGACTGGCTGCTATACACCGAGAAGGGCTACAAGGTTTACACGAACAAGGCCTTCCATGCCTCGTTCGACGAAGTGACTGAGCTGGACGAAAGCGATCTGGCAGGCGATGCCGAAACGGTGGTGCTCGGGCCGGAGTGCTTTGCCAAGATGAACGGCGAAGTGCTCTCGTGGAAGGGAGTCAACTACGTGCGACAGACCACGCGCGAAGACCTCTACGTGGGCCACGAGGAGATCATGCCGGGAGTCACCGTCAACCAGGCGGTCGCCTTCGCCCGGTCCAACGAAGCCGTGGACATTCACTCTAACGGGGCTGATCAAGCCGCGTAGTCAAGTTAGGTAGGGAAACCTAAACTTTATGAAATGAGAGGCCATTGCGCCTTCTTCGCTTCTTAGGCTCTCCGTAACCACTCGGAGGCCAAATCATAACGAGACGGGACACGCCCGTCGCCGTAAGTCCCGCAGTATGCGTGGAGGCTGCCAACCACAGTCGGAGAAGCCATGCGTAAGTCGGGTAAATCGGCAAACCTTCTGAGTTAGCCGCAGAAGGGATTCAAACCCCGGGTAGTGTCCGGGTACCAGCGGGGTCGGCTCTCGCTGGTTATTGTTTTTTATCACCTAAGCTAAGAGGAGTACAGATGGATCCAATCGTATGGGCTGTGAGACGACGAGGCCCCGATGTAAAAGGTGTGGTTATCTGTCGGGCCCGAGACCGAGAAGAAGCCAAGCAGATAGCTCGTCAATGTCTGCTTGGTAATCCCGATCTCTTCGTCGTCGAGCCTCTCTCTCATGCAGGAGAAGCCGTTGTATTCCATCTTAATACCGAGGGTGAAGCAGATGCAATACGCCGTGTCGCATAACCTCGAAAGGAAAATCATGCTCCAGTCCAGACTCCTCTGTGTTGCTCCCGATCACGGGTCGCAACTAGAGCTTACTGAGACGCAGTAAGCCACAACCCAAGGAGGTCCCTCTTGCCCAACAGCATCGCCGATCTGAAGAAGTTCTTCACGCCGGAGGGCGGAAGGCTGTCGATCGCCGAGTTCAAGGCCGAGTGGGATCAGCTCTCCGACGAGGAGAAGGACTGGTTCAAGTCGCAGCCCCTCGACGACTAGTCTCGTCGTGGGTAGGGAGTCCTAGGTAACCGAATTCTTTCCTGTTCGCGTTCGGATATCGTAAGAGGACGAAGCTGGATTGGGGTGAGCCGGAGAGTGTCGCTCGAGGCACAGAAGGTCGGGAGACTCCAGCATAATTTCACCATATTCGCCACCGCATAGGCCCCTCCTAGCGTGTGGTGAATCGTAAGCCTGCTCTACGAATTCAGGAAGTCCGAATCCGACGATGCCTCCTCGATGACCATCGTTGGATAGGCGCTGCGTGGAAGGCCCCACGTAGAGAAGATGGAGAGAATCAGAACTCTTGAACGATGACGAGAAACGCTGGAACCCGGGGTGAGCCGGTTCCAAGCGCGAACTCGTTGGTTACGACCATGGTCGTAGGGTCATATCGAACAAGAGCCCTCACTGCAAAGTCGATTCTTTCGCGATCTTCAAATCTTTCATATTTGCTTTAACCTCTGATAGGAAAGGAGGAACCATGGGTCGAACCCGATAAAGGGCCTACGTTCTCATTCTTTCGTCAATTTATTAGCCCACAAGACGCTCATAGTCTAAATAGGAGGATCGGGAGCAGCTTGGCCATGGTTTGAGTTGCTCCCCCTCCCCCATATTCCACCATCCAAAGGAGGTTGTCTACCGGTCATGGCCGATGCGCCGAGGACGCAATAATGCATCGGAGAGATGATCGAGGACAAAAGTTATGCGTACCATCAGCAAAACCATCGCTGCCATTGTCTCTATGGCCGCAATGATGATGGTCCTCCCGGCATTTGCCGCGGCGGACACCCCAATTTGCCACAACGGAATCCTCAGCGACGACGCGGGACAAGGTTGCGCAGACGGTCTCTACGCTCAGGTTTACGGATCCGGAGGCGGATCCAACGACGGAGCGATTTGCCATGACGGGATTCTGTCCAACGACGTCGGCCAGGGCTGCTCTGACAGTTTCAGAAGTACGAATCAGTCATCGTCAGCTAGCTCATCATCCTATAACGGTGGGAGCAGCAACTCGATGGTCAACCCCAACTGCGAAAGCGGGGGGAACTCTCAGATCGTCTCGGCCAACGGCCTATACTGGGGTAAGTATCAATTCGATCGCGCTACCTGGATAGCCAATGGCGGCTCG